CGCCACTCGGCGCTGCAACCCAGGAGGGTTTCTGAGGGCCACTCCCAGGTTCGGGAGTGGCCCACGAAGGCGAGTCAACCAAGGCTCGGCCCCTTCTCGTACTGTGTGCTTACTCGTGATCGATGATGGTGAGGTACGCTTCCGCGACTTCGAGCTTGGTCGCGAACCCTTCGGGCTTCTCGATACCGGCCTCACGAGCCATGTCATCGAGCTCCTTGCGGGTGTGCTGCTTCTCGAGCTCAGCAGCCTTGTGCTGCTGCAGGAGAGCCGCCTCAGTCTCGTCGCGCTCGCGGTTCGCCAGAACGCGCTCCCGTGCAGCAGCGCCCGTGATCTCCTCGCCATTCACGACGATGAGCCACGGCTCACCCGTCACCGGGTCGATGTCGTCTTCGTCGCTCTCGGCAGTGGGATTGTCGGCGATGGGCAGGTCGAGGAAGAACTGCTGCAGCTCACGCGTTGCGTCTGCATTCAGACGGACGCCGTCTGCCTCACCACGAATGGTCAGCTCGCCCGCTTCATCTAGCGTGAAGGTCGTCAGCCCCTGAAGGCCGCCGAGCGAGATCCCGGTCGCATCGTATTGCATTGCGTCTCCTTTGCTTTCGGGGCGGCGGACCACCCAAGGAATGATACCGCGCCCGCCTCCCTCACGGGGAAATGCCCGCGATAGCGCCACCAAGATAGTCACCCTCCGGAACCACCAGTAACAATGACCGCGTCTTTGGACCGATCGCCGGGACACGGTTTCCACCCGAGTTTCGTGCCGGGACGGTTCCGGAGACTAGGTGAGACCGGAAGAGTCTCAGGTCAAAAACTTGGAAAAAACTTTTGAGCAGATCCTTGATATTACTAAACAACCTAATAGACACTATATACCCCCCTACTATTGATTATTTAGAGAAACTGTACACTAGAACGTGTACAATCACTTGGGGAAACCTAATAGACACTATTTGAAACCAACTAGTCAATTTTCTGGTAGCAATACTCTACTACAACACGGGAAGGACAGTGACATGGCAAGCGGCTTTGACATCAGCGCATCCATCAACAAGATGATCGAGCTCCGTTTCCAGACTCCACAGGACAAGTCCGAAGCCTTGGCGCGGATCCATCTTCTGCTGGACATCAGCATTTCGCTCGCTGAAAAGCGCGGCGCTCAGGGGACTGAGCTCGCCGCACGCAACGACGTCATCAAGCAGGAACTCGCAGAAGCACGTTCCGTTCTCGCCGACGTTCAGCAGCGTCGCGAGGCAGGAACTGCTGCAGCCTACGAGGTCCAGGAGGCGCAAGCCGACGTGGACGATCTCGTCCAGGAACTCGCAGCGAATCGTCAGCTGATTGCCAGCATCCGCACATTCCACAGCGACGTCATCAAGCAGGCTGACGACATCATCAAGTCGGCAGCCTAACAACAGGAATAGCAGCCTAATGGCTGCTATTTCTTTTCACAACGCTATCACACAATAGCTAAACAATATCATCATGACCTATTGAATCTTATTCTAGCTTCTTGCGCTTGCGCAACGGCTTAGTTGCGAAGGCCAATAACAACAAACAAACTATTCATGATTGCTAGTTCTCAATGCTGTAATGGCTATTACAGCATGTGTCAATGCTATTGTTTGGTATGTGTCATGAAAGGATCACACCATGTCCGAAATCACCACACGAAGCCAGGTACGTCGCGTTGCCGCTGCCATGAACGCTCTCGACGACTTCATCGTCGCCGCGCTCCAGGTAGCGGAGGACGGCAATCACAACACGCTGCAGATGCTCGCAAACGAAATCGACATCGCAGCGGACTCGATCAAGGGTCGGCAACACCTGACGTTCAACCAGCAGGTTACGCTCTCGCTCCTCAGCGAGATCAAGCAGGTGCTGCGACACGAGTTCATAGTCCCGTAACGAGAGGATGGTAGCCAATCGGCTACCATTCTTTTTTCTCTCACAGCCTGCACGCCACTGTCTCGTTTCGAGAAGCTCTTCTTGTCTCGTCCCTGAGATTCTGTGAGGCGAGTAGAAACTCTATCCATGTTTCAACGGACAGGATGGGGACTTCGGAGCCAGCTCCTGTACAAGTCAGTGTTGCTCACGGGTGGGCGCGTGTATCGCGCGTGTATCGCGCGTGTATCCACCCGATACACGCGCCTAGCCACCCTGACCCCATACACTACATGGGCACGTTGCCCGGCCGGGGGCGCGTGTATCGCGTGTATCCGAAAACTGGGGGAACTTTCCGTACCCTCCACTTTTCTGTTTCTTTTTTCTTCCTTCGGTCCTCTTACCTAAATCCATCAAAACTGGATCCACGCGATACACGCGGGGGTGGCCCCATATACTGTATGGGCAGCTGGCCCGCAGTGCGTGTATCCAGCCGATACACGCGCGATACACGCGCTCACTCGATCCACGCGCTAAATACGCAGCGTGGCTCCATGCACCGCATGGGCAGTCGGCCCGGAGTGCGCGTCTTTAGCCGCGTATTAGCCGATACACGCGCCAATATACGCGCTACCTGCCCTGAACACGAAGTTACGCTATTCATGAAGGCGCAGGCTTGCGCTTGTGCAGGGCTCTGCATCTGAACGGCTGTTCAGGAATCATGGCTATTTTCCGATTCAATAGGCTATTTCATGGTAGAATAGTAATAGAGAAAGGTTATCTATCGTGGATGAGAGAACGAGAGAGTTGTTGGAAGCAGCGTTCCGTGACGACTCGCTGACTCTCAACGATATCTACAACGCGTTCCACTCAGTGACTGGCCTGTCGTACGATGCGTTGCAGCGTCGTCGGAACGCGTATCGCACAGAGCACGGACTGCGCAAGCTGCGTGGTCGCCGTCCTCAATCACCTGCCAGCGCTCGCCAGAGCGAGGAGCCACCGTCAGAGTGGGTCGCCATCGCCAGAGACTTGTCCCGAATCGCGACTGCGCTCGAGGACATTGTAACCCTGCTCAGCAACCGTTGAGCAGTCCACCAACACACAAAGGAAAGACCCAGTGTTTATTCCCATCATGCCGCTCTGGACCGCCATCGTCGTGGTCGTGCTGCTCTTCGGCCTCGCCGCGTACTGGATCAGTGTCGCTGAGCATCGTCTCAAGCGTGCGAACCGTCGGCTGCTGCTGATCGGTGCTGAGCGCGAGATGCAGCGCGTGATCGACGGCATCAACGAGGCCAATTACGACAAGGTCTGTGCGGAGAACGAGAAGCTCCACGTCGCGCTTCACGTCATGGTCCAGCAAGCATTTCAGGCAGTCAATCGTGACTACCGTGAGCTGAGCGATGACGACTTGCTCAAGCTCTACACGGCTGCAATGGACCACGACCACGATACCGTGGCGCGCTTCTTCGTCTGACGGCCATGCACGACGGGAACGTGGTGCGCCGTGTTCTGAGCGAGAACGTTCAGAACCCGGTCGCCTATGAGAAAGCCGTAACCTCGCTCGAGAGTCTGGAAACGGAGCTCGCACGCGTTGACGAGGAGCGCAAGCGCGCCTACGTCCTGGCCACCAACCTGTACCGCTTGCTCGGATACACTGGTGGCCTGCGCCAACGACTGACTGACGCACTCAGTGAGCCGGTGGCCGACGCCCGTGCAGTTGCAGACCGAATCATCTCGGACTACCGCGCATGAACGGGCGAGGCACTCGACACTATCCAGACGACCGAGCAGCTCGGCGCAGCAGTGAAGAGCTCGAGCGTCGTCGTGAAGCAGCGCGCAAGCGCGAAGCGTGGGCACGGGCTCAGGCTCCGCAGGTACCGAGCAGGCCGTGGACGCTCGAAGAGCTCCAGCGTCTGTTTACGACCGAGCACACGCTGCTACAGTTCGCAATCCTGTTCAACAGGAACTACGGCGACGTTCAGAAGACGTCGGCAGCGCTGACTCGTGCATACGACGAAGCGCCCGATGAATTCCTCGAGAAGATGCTGTTGACCCCTGTCCAGATCAAGCTGGCCGGGATCAAGTACGGCAAGACAAAACCAGTGTGCGACGAGTGCTTCATGACGCCGCACGACATCAACTGTTCACACGCATAGGAAGGAACGACCATCCATGTACAGCCCGCCGCGCCCTGGTCGGGGCACCCGTAAGCAGATCGACCGCACCGAGCAGGACAAGGAGGATCTGGCCTTCTTCCAAGCGCGCTTGCAGCACTGGCAGAAGCAACTCGATGAGCTCCCGCCCGTCGGCATGAGACTCCGCAAGGAAGAAGTCCAGGCACAGATGCTCGTGCGAGAAATCAAGCGCTACGAGCGCAAGATCGCACAGTTCAAGCAGGCCTAGTTCGTCTAGACCAGGTGGCGGTAGCCGTCGGAGACTGCCGCCACCTGTTCCATCAAAGAAAGCGTTTAAAACAATGGCATTCAAGATCAAGCTCAAAGACCTCATCGAACAGCTCGAAGCTGTCATCGTAGATCGAGGCGAACACTATCAGTACCCGAAGACGTATACCTGCTTCTATGGTGGTCCAGACGAAGCACCCGATTCTAAGGATCGCTGCATCTATGGCGAAGCACTCGCTCGACTCGGGTGGAAGTATGATCCTCGCATCGAGAAGGCAGGCATCCGTGTGCGGCTCACCGAACGGAAACTGATCGAGCTCGAAGACAAAGTCTACGAGCATCCAGACGCTGCAGAGCTTCTCAGACTGATCGTGACTGTTCAAAGTATGCAAGACGCTGGAGACGCATACGGTACCAGCGTCAAGGATGCGGTCAATACTCTCAAAAAGCGTGCAACCGAAATGGGGCTGCTGTCATGAACGACGACACGCACGAGTGGCAGAAGGTCACCGGCCTCCCTACCGGCGACCGTGACTACTTCTGGAAGGGTCGAATTCGGTACGACGAAACAACGCAACTCACCGTGTACGGCATCTATGATGCTCGTGCTAAGCGGTGGCAGTGGGCTGGTACCGATAAGTTCCCTGGAGTGTCTGCTGTCTTCGATGTCGAGATCATGTACGTAATCGACGTCCCAAAAGTCGTATCGTACTACTGCCCGTTCTGTGAGACTACTCAGGAAACGCGACTGCTCAGAGATATAGACTTCAAGCTAGATCGAATTCACGGCGCATCCATGTCGCTGTGTCGACTCTATGCACTCCAGAAGTCGGCTGAGCACGAGATCGCGCTCATCCAAAGTCAACAGTAGCCGCGCACCCGCGCGGTAAAATAGGTACACGCCCAATCTCCGCCCGGCGGCTGAGGCTGCGGCAGGATCGGCACCGGCGTCCCGATCCTGTCTCGGCTCCAGTGTCCGGACACTGGGGGCAGGCCCACACAGAGCCTGTCACACTATCATCCATATGGAAGGAACCACATCATGGCCAAGGCCACTGCAGAGAAGCCTGCATTCGACGTCTCGCTGACCGACAAGCGCTCCGACAAGCGCGTCGTCCTCGACTACGTCTTCGCCCAGCGCTACGCGCCCGACCTCATCCCGCTCTTCGACCGCTACGCCGCCGACATCGAGGCCGTGCTCGCGACCGAGGGTCTCGGGGAGATCCACACGCAGATCGACACGCAGATCGCGAAGGTCAAGGAGGACGTCGAGCGTCGTCTGACCGGCGAGTACGCCGACTACGAGCTCCGTGGCAACGGTGCCTCGTTCTGGCTGCCCAAGTCGAAGCGCCCGCGCAAGACGGATGCCGAGCGTGCGCAGGAGATGGTCGAGAAGGCGTCTCCCGAACAGCTCGAGGCGCTCGCCGAGCTGCTCAAGGCGCGCGGCGTCGAGATCTGAGTGTAGGCTGGACAGCACACACTCAGTAGAGGGGCCAGTCACCCGGATGGGGACTGGCCCCTCGTCATATTCACCTACTCTTACAGAAAGACTGAGAAACACGTGAAGCACATCTGTATCATCTGCGGTGGTCGGCGTCCAGACGCGGGCCTGCTCTGGGGACTCAGCACGCCTTCGGGTCAGCCACCCATCGTAGGCTTCATTCACTCTGGCTGCAAGCCGAAGGGCCGACTTCGATAATGGTCGAGATCAAGATCACTTGCATACTCTGTAACAAGCCGAAGACAGTCACAGTCACTCAGGACGAGTATGATCGTCTCAACAATCGATTCAAGACCGGTGAGTTTATCCAGAATATCCTGCCGAACCACTCGGCAGATGATCGGGAGCTACTCATTTCAGCGGTCTGCGGCGATTGCTTGGATGACATGCTCCAAAACGAGGAGTAACGCATGGCTCGCCTCGTCCTCATCGAGTACGACGACGCTGCAGTAGCTCAAGATCAGATCATCGCGCTCAGACCGCTGTCTGCAGAAGCACGAGTGATCGGGGTCTTCGATCGGCCCGACGCGTACTGCTCGTGCGGCGCATACGAGCGACAGGAGAATGGACCGTTCAGGAACGTCGTCCGGCTCTATGATCAGCGCCTCATCGTGTGTGCGAACTGTCTGAAGCCATTCCCACACCTAGCGAGCATTCCGAATCTCATGAGACCCGATCAGGTCAGAGATCCAGCTCGGGTTCAAACAGCGCATCGGACCTATCTCCTGTTTCCGACGTCACTCAATCTACACCGACTGCCATAGTCAAGGAGACTATCATGGGCGTCAGCGTCTACGTGCCAATGGCACTCACGGGACCGAGTCAAGAGCTCTGTCCCTGCACTCACTTCATGTACCGGCACGACCTTTCAGGCTGCACGGTGCCCTATTGCTCGTGCATCATTCAGGGAGGACATCGTGGGTAAACCAGATACGTTCGGTCTTGAGGTTCAAGTCCTCACTACTAAGGACGGGCTCCAGATCCCGTATCGCAGATATCGCATGGCTGCCGATTATGGTGACGGAGATCTTCAGGCACTCGACCGAGGCTGGTGGCTGTTTGGCCCGATGCTAGGGCTCGATGCAATAGTCCTCCTGCCTATGTCAGGAACCCTGCTCACTCGAGGTAGTGGTCGCGCAGACCGAGGACGAGACATCTTGCTCGTGAAGTGCACTGAAGGCTGCTTCAACGGGTGGTGGATCTATCCTGACGTTGACACTACCGAGAGATGCATTCACTGTCGTGGTCGAGGCACAGAGCCAGCAGGTCTCTTGATGCAGGACTACACAATCGATTCAATGACTTCCGAGTAACCGCTCGGAATTACAGAGAGGAACCACATGAAGAACATCGTGCGAGCAACGCTCGCGCTGGTGCTCGGCGCTGGCGCTGCACTCGTTGCAGTTCCACTGTCGGCCACCGCAGTCACCGTGCCCGACGAGTACTGTCAGGCTGTCTACGAGACTCAGCCGAACCCGGACTACGTTCCGGAAGTGCCCGAGGTCTCGCACGTCGAGATCGTCGTCGACTCGCCCGAGGTGCCTGAGATCTCTCACACGGAGTATCTCTACAAGCAGCTCATCACCGGCAAGGAGAAGTGGCGCGACTCGCTGACGTGGAACCCCGGCCTCGGCTGGTACTACGCTCACGAAACTCGTGTCGTGATCGATCAGGCGTACCAGCCTGCCGTCACGCACGAGGAGACGATCATCGATCAGCCGTATCAGGCTGCGATCGGTGAGCCCACGATCGAGGTCAACGTCGGTTCGTGGTGCGAGTTGACCGTCAACTGGCAGACGACGTTCCTCACCGCTGACCCGCAGGATTCGAACGATGTCTCGTGGCCGCAGTCGTTCCTCGGCCTCGGCACGGACTACGTGCCTGCGTGTGGCGTTCAGGTGCAGCAGGACGACTACGAGGGCTGGCGCGAAGACATCGACGCCGTCCTCGCTGACGACTCGCTGCACGGCTCGCCGATCGAGGACTCCGCTATCGTTCAGTCGTGGCGGTTCCTCGATGGCGGTGTCTGTGCGCCGGAGACGCCCGAACCGCTCGTTACCTACAGCGAGTGGACGGGCGGTGAGGTCAGCTGCGACGTGCCGGACGGCGAGGAGTCGCGGACCGTTACGACCACCACGTACACGGTGGTCGGCGACCCACACACCGGCTGGACGATCGAGAGCAGTGACGAGGTCGTGACCGAGACGCGCACTATCCACTACGACGGTGACTGCACCGTCGAGGAGGAAGAGCCGCCCGTGACGGAGTCGCCGAAGCCGGTCGTGCCGGTTGCAACGCCGACCGACGAGCTCGCTGAGACGGGCGCGTTCACGAGCGAGGATCAGCTCCTCTCGTGGATCGCCGTCGCGTCGCTCGCGCTCGCGGTCGGTGCGGCGATCCTGGGCCTGGTGGCCCGCCGCCGCGCCCGCCGCGACTAGCGGCCAGCGGCCCGCCTCTGCCACACTGTGGCCCCCGGCCAGGCCACCCTCCACGGGTGGGGGCCGGGGGCCACACGCGGCAACCTCGAGCCACTGAGGAGGGGGTGCGCCCGCGCCCCCGCCGTGGTATAATAGTAGAACCGCCAAGGAAGGATGGGCACAATGGCCCACGAGATCACTGATAAGGACAAAGTCCTTTCAGTTCGTGAATACACCTGGCACGGTCTAGAGACCTACAGTGACGACTACCTGAGCCTTGAGGACACGCGCAAGCTGGTCCACGACTGGGAGGTCGTTCGAGAGCCAGTGTACCGCAAGCAGATCACCGTCAGCGAGGGCGGGATCATGCGCGAGGAATTTGTCCTCGTCGAGGATCAGGAGTTCAACGTCCGCACAGACACGGACGAGGTACTCGCTACCGTTCCGACCGATCGAGTCGATGTTAGCATCGACGACATGTACGCACTCGCTGAGACCGTACAGGGTCAAGACAAGAACGTTCTCATCGAGACAGCGGGCAGTCTGCGCGCTGGCCGTGATGTCTTTATCCTGTTGAAGCTGGATGAGCCGATCCACGTCGCCAACGACCCACAGGGCGAGACAGTCGCCTTCGGCCTGTTCCAGAACTCGTACGAGACCGGTGCGGCATTCCGCTTCCAGGGGACGAACGTGCGGGTCGTGTGCAAGAACACGAGCCGAGCAGCTGACTTGGACGCCGAGCAGAATGGCATGAACCTCACGTTCGCTCACACCAAGAACCTCAGTGAGCGAATCGAGGCAGCACGCGGTGCGCTCGCTGCCTGGCGAGAGGACATTCGTCAGTGGGTACAGGCCAAGGAGTTCCTCGGCGACCAGCGAGTCACGATCGACGGCGTGAACTGGTTCGTGAATCAGTTCTTGCCTGAACCGAAGTTCATCACTGACCGAGCGATGGCCAACCTGCAAGCAGACCGACTCGACCTCATCGGCGAGATCTTTAGTCCGATGACGGCGGGCATTGAACTGACTGCGCTCAGTCTCTTCGAGGGCGCGAGCTCGTGGAACGAGCACGTGCGCCGAGCACAGTCGCCGCAGTCCCGCTTCCGTCGAGCAGTACTGAGTCCGGGTACCGTGCTGCAGACCGCGCGCGATCTCGCTGTCGAGGCGGTGAAGGTCTGATGCCAGAGGACCAGCTCAGAGAGGGCGTGTTCTGGACATTCACAATGCCTAAGTGGTGGCTCGTGAATGGTAAACCATTGTGGTCCAACCTAAACAAGGCCATGACACGCGCTCAAGTTGAAGCGTGCGCATCTGGTACACGAGCACGCGTCCAACTCAGGTACGCAGTTCGGGGTCGGCACCGCAAACCAGGAAGGGCACACTAATGAAGAAACTCGGAATCCGACTGGTACTGCCAGGTTACGGTAACATCGACGGGCGCATCAAGGTCTTCTCGAACCCTACAGTAGTTCAGTCTATCAGTGAGAGGGTTCGAGAAGTAGTAGAATATGGGGGTGGCTGGATCGAGATCGAGCGTCGAGACTACAAGCCATTCTTGAATGGTGAACAGACACCAGAGACCTGGTATGTCTGGAAGCCCGTCCTCATCAATCTCCAGCACTTTGCCACGGTCGAAGCGCTGCCGGAACTCGATGAGCCAGACGAAGAGGACAAACTGCGAGAGACCATCAAGGCTGACCTGGCCGAGGACGCAGACCGCGCATCGGAAGCCTGGCTAGAGCGACATCAAGATTCCTCTGACCGATCAGAGGAATGACTCACTCCCACGGGACGAGCGTTGGATCGACCGTCTCGAGAGGGTCTGAGTCTACAACTGAATACCCAGTCCGTAGTGGGGAAGCTCGCTGGGCGGTCTAACTCTCCGTGGAACGAGTTATTACCACTGTACAGTAACCAGAAAGTAGAAGCCACATGGCCGAAATCGAATACCCCAAGAATCTCAACGTCAACGGGATCATGTCGTTCCCGCTGTACACCGTAGAGAACATCAACCAGCTGCAGGAATGGCGGTCCCGTAAGGGCATTCCCAAGCCGCGCTTCGATGACCGGATCAGTCTCACGCTGCTCCTGACTCAGGCGCAGCACGATCGAGTCAAGAACTACCTGCTCGAGACCTACCTGCCGTTCGCCGCAACGCTGCAGGCGCAGACCGACAAGAAGAAGGGCATCGACCCGAAGCTCATCGCCAAGCTCGTGAAGCTCGTCGAGGCCGAGGACTGGTCGGAGAAGAATCTTCCGATCCGTGACCTCAACGAGCGCGATGTCGAGAACATCGAGAAGAACGAGTACGGCGACATCGTCTCCAAGATGAAGATCTCGGGGCCGCCCGAGCAGAAGCCGATCGGTCTGAAGGCGCTGTTCCGAGAGGATGACCTCCCGGAGACAGAGCCGCTCGAGGTCGTGCCGCTCTCGTCGGTGACGCATCTCATGCACGAGCAGACAGACCACACCGCCCTGTGGTGGGGTGCGGGCTGGCCGTTCCGAGTCAATGTCCGGTTCAACGCCTTCGAAGCTCAGGGCTACGGCGTGTCGGCGTACACCAACATGGCGTATTTGCAGGCACACCGTGAGCTCCGACAGTTCGGCGGCGCTCAGGACGCGGACGTGCTCGCGGACGGCGACGACTGGGAGTAGGCTCGCCGGAGCCGGAGGTTGTAACTCCCGGAGAAAGGATACGCCATGAACGACTTCGTAGGCGACTACGTCGTTCCGGTGGATCCAATGGCAGATCTCGACTGCGAGTCCTGCCAGTAGAAACACCGAGCGGGCCAGGCGAATTTGGGTCGCCTGGCCCGCTCTCTAAGCTTAGGAGCGCGAGAAATGAAGTACATCGTCTTTACTCCAGACTCTCAGGGTCCGGATAGTGCAGCGTGGATCGGGAGCGGCAAGCGCGAGCTGTTGACCTACGCACAGTTGATGGAGCGGCTCAGCGCTGCAGTCAATCAAGATCAACCCATTCGACTCTACATCGAGTCCACTCATGACTGACACTCTACAGTTGCGATTTAGTGCAAGCTATGCATCGCGCTATCACAACTGTCACGCATCTGCGAATCTCGAGAAAGCGATTCCAGGCTTCACGGTCGAGAAGTCAGAGAAGGCAAAGGCACGAGACGAGGGTACGCAGTACCACAGTGTCGTAGCGCGCATCCTCGAGACTGCGACAGACCTGCTCGCAGCCGCTGACGTTCTGTGGAAGCTAGCAGACGTCTACGGTAAGAATCGGGATGCGATCATCCGATCAGCGAAGGAATATATCACGTGGTGGTTCCTGACCTATGGGACAGAGCCGCCACTTGATTACGACATCATCAAAGATCTCGAGCACGAGGGCAAGAGCACGCCTCGGGCTATTCGCTTTCTCGCTGAGTCTATCGAGTACACAGCTGCACTCGTTAAGGGTGCAGACGAGGTTCTCGTAGAGGAGTCTATTCGAGCAGCGTGGCTCTCAACAGCGCCTCGAACGACTGTCGATATCTTGATCCGACGTGGCAACGTGTTGCACGTGCTAGATCTCAAGACCGGACAGACACCGGTCGATGCTTTCAACAATGAGCAACTCATGTACTACGCTAGGTCGTTCCTCAAGGATGAGACAGAGATCCACCTGCATATCATGCAGCGGAATAACTTCTCATCGTGGCAGATCGATCGCCGGTCACTCCTGGCTTGGGCAGACCAAGTCAAGGAGTCGGAGCGAGCCATCCTGAGCGGTGATGTCACATTCGCTGCCGGGAGCCACTGCAACTTCTGCCCTGCAAACCCGACGAGTCGTGGTGAAAAGGGCTCACCATCCTGTCCAACACGTCTAGAGATCCTGTATGGTGTTATCAACACGGGGTCTGACGACGAAGCAATCCTGGAGGATTAACATGCCTGAGAAGGTTACCGTACCGAGCCCCTTCGGAGTCTACAATAACGGTGAGTTCACGCCGTTCGAAGGGCGAGAGACTATCGAGACGTACTTCCCCGACACGATAGACCCAGTCACCGGGTACACCGTAGAGCTCGCGCTCCAGGAGCGTGTCGGAATCATGCTGGAGGGACTGGATCCACAGGATCCCCTCTACCGCATTGTTACCGAGGACATCGATCACGGTCTGCAGTATTTCGATCTGATCATGTCGGCGCTCGCACAACACTTCGAGCTCAAGTGGAAGGAAGACTAAGTGAAGATCGGTATCGACTTCGAGACGTACTCGGATGTAGACCTTCCGGTACACGGACTCGATAATTACGTCCGAGGCGAAGACTTCACGCCGCTCATCTGCAGCGTCTCGATGCCTGACCGCGGCGAATACACGTACGACTTCATCCTCGATCCGGGCAGTCTGCATCGGTTTATCGACGACATGCAACAGCTGATCGCTGACCCTGATGTCACGTTCGTCGCACACAATGCGGGCTTCGAACGTGCAGTCAATCGTTATCTGGGACTTGACATCGCAGACCGAATCATCGACTCTGCGGTGTATGCTCGGATGGCGGGTGTCGGCGAGAAGCTCGAGGTCGCGAGTCGACAGCTGACCGACACGGCAAAGCTGGAAGTGGGCGCTAGCCTGATCCAGATCTTCTGCATTCCCAATGAGTGGAATCGGTACAAGGCACCTTCCATTCATCGCGTCATGGAGCGGTCAGAGGAGTGGATTCAGTTCACTCGATACTGCGAAATCGATGCTAAGGCAGGTCGAGAGATCGTCGAGGCTGTCGAAGAGCTGTTTGCACAGTTCGGAGTTCGGGAGATCATCGAGCGAGAGAACGACTTCGAGTTGGTTACGTGGCACATGAACGATGTCGGCTGGCACGTTGACAAGCCGCTCGTTGAAGCCATGAACAATCGAGCATGGGCAAACACCGAGATCGAGAAGCGAATGTTCGCACTCGAGACGGGGGAGCTGATCAACTTCAACTCGCACGTCCAGCTGAAGCGCTACTGCGAGAAGCGGGGTGTCAAGGTCAAGAGCCTGGACAAGTACCGCCTGCCTGTGCTCCTCGAAAAGATCGAGAAGAAGCTTCTCGAGATCGAAGCGACACAAGACGCGCCAAGGGACATGGAACAGTGGGTGAATCTCCGTGAGGTCCACGCACTGCTACAGTGCAAGCAGGAGATCGGTGGCTCGAGTCTGAGTAAGCTGACTCGAATCCTCGAGCTCATGGGACCGGACGGACAGCTCCGTGACCAGTACGTTCACGTCGGCGCAGGACAGACGTTCCGTACCAGTGGGCGTGGCGTCCAGATGCAGAATCTCAAGAAGCTGGACGGCAACATTCGTGACATGTCTACGGTCTACGACTACAAAACGCCGTGGTCGAACGTAGACATGGCCGGTCAGCTGCGACAGGTCTTCACGGCGAGTCACCCTGACGGTAAGCTCTTCGTCGGCGACTTCAGCGCTGTCGAGTCGCGAGGACTCGCATACCTGGCAGGCGAGGAGTGGAAGCTTGACGCCTATCGTCAGGGCCTCGACGTCTACAAGGTGCTGGTGACTCGCTTCAAGGGTTACGAGAACCTGACCGTCGATGACGTCACGCCCGAGATGCGTCCACGAGGCAAATACAGCGAGCTGAGCTGTGGCTATCAGGCGAGCGCAGTCGCTGTTCAGGAGTTCATGTTCCGACTCGGGTTCCACATCTCTGAGGAAGAGGCGGCACAGAACGTCACTGACTGGCGGTATGCTAATCCAGCCATCGTGCAGTTCTGGGGCGAGCTGGACAACATCCTGAAGGCGGCAGTGGCTCTCAAGCAGCCGCAAACTATGACCACTGCTTATGGTCAGGTCATCAAGATCACTCCGTTCTGGCTACCTAGCATTCAAGAACAGCACCCCGGTGCAGTGAGTCTCATGGTTCAGTTGTTCGACAAGGGGCGAGTGATCCTCGCCCGAGTCGTACACGGCTGCTACTTCCAGGGTCAGGCACTCTGTTACTATAAGCCTGCAGAGCGCCTGAGCGCAGGCCGTCTCTGGGACCCGATCAACCACACTGCTACTCAGAAGCAGGGTCGTGAAATCAAGAATACGATCTTTGGCGGGAAGCTGACCGGTATTATCGTTCAGTCACTCTGTCGAGAGCTGTTCTTCGACAGCATGAAGGCCTTGCACGACTTCATCAAGCACCAGGAGATCCCGAACGCTGTTATCGTGGGACAGTTCCACGATGAGATCGTCGTGGACTGGTGGCCGTCGGAGGAGGACGGAGCAGTCACCGAGGAAGACCTGAAGAACATCATGGAGGGTCACATGTCATGGTCTCGTCTAGACGGGTTCCCGCTCACGGCAGAGATCAAGTCTGATTTCAGATACATCAAGTAGGAGCATCAATGGTACTTCTCATCGGCATCGATCCCGGTATCGTGGATACCGGATTAGTTGCCATCGAATTGTATCCGGAATCGGGTACATATCACGTCGAGCACCGTGTGTGGCGGGACGTGACAGAGCAGATCGACAAGACGTTAATCGTCAAGGAAGACTTTCTGACTCATCTCGTCGCTGAGGTTGACAAGCTCAAGAGCACGTCACGTAGTGCCATGAAGCTAGTCGGTATCGAGGGTTATCGAAACCGCGGTCGAGACATTCGTCAAGACCAGCGGATGACAATGCTCGTACAGACTATTCACAAGCGCTTGGATCGCTCAATGGTGATAGACAATACCGGGATTAAGAACGTTGTCACCCAGCCAATTCTCGGTCTGTTTGACTTCTACTTCCCCGGTACCAATCACGCGGACCTTTGGAGTGCTGCACGCATTGCACTCAAGCTGGGCTTGTCTGATCTCAGAATCAACGAGACCCTCAGCGACATGGTTCGTGCTCACGTCAACGGTCGCTCGTGGGAGTCTGTATGACCACGCTGCTGCCACAGGGGGCGGGGGAGTCGTTTACTCCTCCGCCCCGTGAAGAGTGGATGCTACGTAGCAATTGCTCTACCGCTGATCCGGAGATCTTCTTTAAAGCGACTGCATCAGAGAATCCACCGGGTAAGGAATACTGTGAGAAGTGCGAGGTAGTCCATGAGTGTCTCATCTTCGCTCTGCTCACTGAGAATCCCGCCTCAACCAGGTATGGCATCTTTGGTAATGCCACTCCTGGAGAACGAGACCGGTTGTATCAAACACTGAAGGAGATGAATCTTGTCTGACTCAACGACGTGCCACGTGTGTGGGCACGAATACCATGATCAAGCTTGCGACTATGGGACAGGCAATGAGTGCCGGTGCCCTTATCGAGAGGCTACTTATCAGCCTGAGAAGGCTGCTCTCGATAGGGTACAGGAGTTGCTCAATGACCGGCGTGCCACCTATGGTGACCGTATCGTGAACATGGAGGCAGTTGCCAAGATGATCAACGGTTACCTCGACGGTGTCGAGCTCCGAACCGGCTCTCGAACCATCACGGGGGCCGACTTCGCCATGATCATGGCGCTCTACAAGATCTATCGATTCGCCGTCACGCCCGACTACGCCGACAACTCGAATGATGCAATCGGGTATATCAAGATCGCAATCGAGTGCATCGGCGAGGCCATGATCGAGGCTGAGACTGCTGCAGAGTTTCAGCGAAAGAAGACCGATCGGGACTTGTCGAATGGCTAGTTACGCTGAGGCTGCTGAGCGCTTCGCGCGAGCAGATGCCGCCGATCCCGCCAAGCCTGAACAGAAGAAGTTTCAGGCTTGGCGGGACTCGCAGCTAGCTGCATTCGAGCTCTGGGACACGCGAGACGATCAACGATTGCTGCTATACTACCCGACAGGTACAGGCAAGTCAAAGACTGCACTTACCATGCTGTGGGTTCGGGGGTACACCAAGGTTATCGTGCTCGCACCGCCCAAGACTGCAGCAGCGTGGCGGGCAGATGCCAACGTGCTCGATATGCAGATCACAGTCATGAGTCACATGAAGTTCCGACAGCCGGATACTAAGCTGCCTCGAGATGTTCCCATCATCGTAGACGAGTTCCACCTGCTCGGGAAACACGGTGCAGTCGGTATGAAGAAGTTCGACCGAATGGTTACACGCTTCCCAGCAGTGATCCTCTGTTCAGCGACTCCCAACTACAACGACGCTGAGCGGTGTTACAACATCGCACACTCGATTGACCCGCTGAACAATTCAGGCGGGTTCCTCAAGTGGGTCTACGAACACTGCGAGACGCGAGTGAATCCATTTGCTGCGACACCCTACGTGGATGGGTTCAAGAACTATGACGGCGCGTCTGATTTCCTAGCAAGCCAACCGTACACTGCATACATCGAAGACACTGCTAGTTGGGTTCCTGATGAGCTGGTCGTGACTGCAGACATCGACCTGTCAGTGTTCAACGAGTACCACTACAGTGCCCGTCACCATCGAATTACGAATAGTCAAATGGAGTGGGCACACATGTGGAAGCGACTGTTCTTCCTCGATGATAGTGAGAAGCGACTGCGGCTGGAGATTGCCGCTGATCTTCTCGCTTACATGGAGAAAGCGGGCGGGCGCAAATACCTGATCTTTGCAGCGAGCCGACCGATCGCAGAAGCGACGGCCCACACGTTGCAGGGATTCGGTTACACTCCGTTCTTCATCACGGGCGCGCTCACGGACACGCAAGCACGCCAGATGAAGGAGCAATTCATCGCAACGGGTGACAAGGCCGTCATGATCGGTACTGCATCACTCGCAACGGGTGTAGACGGGCTCGATGGTGTGTGCAACCACCTCATTGAGCTCGACCCTACAAACGACGGCTCAATGCGCCGTCAACTCATCGGTCGTGTACTCCCACGAGGAGGCTACGAGCGAGAGACATTTGTAACCACTGTAGTCACCAGAACATCACATGACAGGTTATAATAGAAAAGGAATAACGCTGTGACTACTGAAGAGAGGAAGCAGAGGGTCGAACAAACGATCGACGAACTGTTTAAGGAAGTCTGTACGCCGGACATTACACTTGAACAGCGAGACGATTTTCGAACCAAGGAACGTCTTCTGCTATCACTCCTCGAGACTGACTAGAACGAAGAGTGGGGGCTTCGGCCCCCACTCTCAGCCGCCGAGAAAGGGCTTAAATGCCTAGGATTCAAACTAAACAAGAGATGGTGCAAGTCATCGATGCGATGCGTGCCACTATGGATCTTGTAAGTTACAGAGGAATCATTTACGAGGCTCGTGATTACCTGACCAATGAGGCGCTACCGAACCCGGAGAGGGCGATCTGGGTTCCACTGCTCGACGATGAGATCATTGATCTCACAGTCGGGATGGGGTTGCTGTTCTCATCACCAGGAGAATTCGCGAACTTCAAGTTCATGCTCCGACAGGTTACGACTCGCGCAAAGACAGCGGAGCCGTACGTCATCATCCGATATGGTGATGGTCTCGCATACATGACAGACTACGGTCTACAACAAGTCGAGAAGCCTGGCTTTACGCCGAACTTTATCAATCACCAGGTAATCTCAGAAGACGACCCAGATTACCCACTCGTCAAGGATCTCTTCGAGACCATCGCCAAGTGGGTGGGCGGCGAAGCTCAGGCACACAGTCTACTCTACCATCTCGCCACTGCCCTGCAACCCAGCTGGGCACCCGTCAAGTACATTCTTCTCTTGGGCAGTGGGCGAAACGGTAAGGGACTGCTACTTGCAATGTTCAGAAAGCTCCTCGGTGAGCGGAACGTGTCGGGTGTGCAGCGTCAAGCAATCGCGGCACAGCGTCCGATTCTCGCATCCCTCAATGGGAAGCTGGCAAATATTGTCTTCGATGGGCCGATGGCCTATATCGGTGACTCAGGACCAGAAAAGACTCTGACCGCGGGCGAGCCACTGGATATCGAACTCAAGTATGAGAACACGCCGTTCACTGTTCAGACCACCGCTCTCTTTATAGAGGCGTTGAACAAGGAACCAAAGAGTCGTGACAAGAGCGCGGCACTGCAAGCTCGTATCGTTCGATACTACTTCCCGAACAGGTATGCTAAGGATCTGAACTTCGAACACACGATGACCGCGCCTCGAATGCTCGACGCACTGCTCACTCTGCTCTGGGAACATTGGGTCACCGAGACAGAGATCGATTCGAAGCTCGCAGTCACTGACGAGAGCTTCGACCTGCAAACAGAGCACGACATGGATCGCAGTCCGATCCTGGCGTACATCGAAGAAACGAGCCGCAACAACATGAATCTGCTCGCAGACCTCCAATCAGGTGGCTATCGTGCAGATGCGCTAGTTGACGCCCTCCACCCGTGGATGTCTACCCAGGGGTACGGAGAGCGAACCGCGACCGCTATCTGGGAGCAGCTGTCTGAACACTTCAAGATTGAGCGTAAAACGTTCCGAGAACCCGGAAGGGGGCCTGTTACCAGGCGTATCATTACAGAGGTTTACCCGAACACGCTGAGAGCATTGAAGGCTATGGAAGGAGCCAATAATGCAGAGGACGAAGCAGTGGTTCGAGAGGACTGAACAGTACACTATCGACGACCCGCTCGCTGAGCGAGGCTGGCCTCAGACAATGGGGCTCACCCGTGTTCTCAAGAACAAGGAGGGTGAGCTAGTGACACAGTCCGGCTGGGGCAGTCGAGCATTCATGCGGAACTATGAGAGTGGTCGCTTCAAGCCCGACGCTATTCTCAAGGCATACCTTCAGTATGGACGACCGTTCGGCTTCATCATGCGAACACTCCCATACCTGTGTGTCGATATCGATGGTAAGAATGGTGGGATTCAAGCATCCAGCATTCTTCGCCTCACACCGACACTAGCTGAGATCAGCAAGAGTGGCAGCGGGTTTCATCTGTTCTATAGAATCCCGGAGGCTACCTGGGATGCGACACTCGGTTATAACGAGTTCGCAGACTTCAATGGTATCCTACCGGGAATCGATGTGCGCGCTGTTGGGATCGTGTATCACTATCGACAACAGCGCTGGAACAGTGAAGACATTGCGCCACTTCCGAACACGCTCCGACGGCTACTTGAACAGAAGACTGCGGAGCGGGAACGAGCCGAGACTCGACGTCAAGAACAGCTCTCGCTCGATCCAGAAGATCTCGCGATCGTTCGCTATGAGACCATCAAGAAACTCGAACGTCCGATCGAGGCTGGGAAACGCAACACTACATTGTTCGCACTCGGGTGTGAGCTCAAGCTGTACCAGGTTCCGGACTGGGAACAGCTGCTCTACATCAAGGGCGAGCGCGTAGGGCTGTCGGAGCGAGAGTTGTCACAGATCATTCGCAACGTCAAGCGTTACTCATGAAGGTCGGGGGAGTTCCTTTCAGGGAATTCCCCCGACTTTTCTTTTTCTATTTAAAATAGAACTGAGCTTGGAAGGAGCTAAGATGGCCGACGAGACGCCTGACATCGAAGCGATTCATCGTGAACTGCAGAAGCAGTTTAATCCTGCATCCAATAGGCGGTTTACAAGTACTGCTACTATCGAGAAGAAGGCAGAACAGGTAGAAGACAGGCTTCTACCTGATGACCAGCGCGGTCGCCTGCCAGTGACCCGTTCAGACTATGTAATCCCAGAGAACCCATTTCGAGTAGCCTGGGAGCGAGAGGTCCGCAAGTTCCTCTCAAAGCTGAACCACAGTAAGGGCCACAAGATCACAGCACCAATGATCTATGAGTGGTGCACTGGTGTCAACCTCGTGGAGTTGGCTAAGGCCGAGGGCGTGGATCCTACCGCCTGGCGTGGTGGCGCACGCTGGGGCTCTGCCAATATTCATCTTCGACACATCAATGCGATCTTGACAGATTATTTTGGCAAGCCCCGAAAGACCACGATTGCCGGGCGGCATGTGGGCAGGGCGTACGACGTCCCGCCAGAGTTCCGAGTCTCTCGGAAGCGGCCGTCTACGATCACGCTCATTGTAGAGCGAGAGGAAGGAACCCTGAACCCATGAGGAAGGATCAGCCCGGTTACCAGCAGTGGTACGAGCGACATCTCTTCATGGAACGGATTCGCAAAGCAAATATCGCGATTAAGAAGAACCCTGTCGTCGTACTGGATGATGATCAGCGCGGTGAGCTGCCTGACACTTGTCCCCTAGCAGAGCTCTATTACCATCCGAGCGACTGTAACTGTGGACCGTGCCAGAGCCCAATGAAGGGCGAGATCAAGAAGATTCATGCACTGACGAAGCCGCGTCCGCGGACTATACGATCATTGAATCCTGTTCCACAATTGCCTCGTCCGTTACTGCTCCGCCTTCAAGCCGTTGAAGCAGAAGTTCTATCGAGGGTAGATACGCGCCCATAGCTGCAGAGAGCACGAGGGTCGCGGCCATCCTGTCCTGGATGTCTTTAGAGTTCGTCCGGATTGATTGCACAGTCGCGAGTCGCTGCATCCAGAGCCACTGGAATCGTGTGTCGTTCGAGGTTCGATGCTCAGCAGGAATCTCGCTCCTGAGACGACGAACGACTTCCTTAGCACCGATGTTATCATCGAGCACGGGGAAGTCCTCGTCAAGATCATCCGGCAACTGACTCACGAGGAGCCTCCAATCCTTGAGTCGTCAGATCATTGAAGATGATCTTGATTTCGTCACGAACAGCGGGCTTTGTACCGGCACGGCGAGTACCGGTCATTCGGTTCAGAATGATCTTCTGGGCACGCGTTGCGCGAGCCATCGAGCCCTGTACACGAGCGTCAGGGTTGTTTGCGATCTCGAAGAGATTGCGACTGACGAGTTCCCAGATGGGCATATCGAGCGGGGCGATGTCGGGATATTCTGGGTGCGCTGCGACGTATTCGAGTGCTTGCTTTACAGACTTGTGCTTTGCGATCGGCATGGTTCCTCCTACCAGGCGTCCGCCCAATCTTGCTTGTATGAATCCGTGGTCTGCTTCGCGTGAGTATCAAATGGCTGACCACCGAAGAAATCCATCTCTAGCGTAGCCTGTACGAGATAGCGAAGAGCGTCCATGATGTGTGAGTACTTGTCGTGAACAGGGTACGGCGTCCACTCCTGCTTCCGATTGTCGTACGCGTACTTGTAGTTCTCCATGCACTCAAGAACGAGGTCAGCATTCGGGCGAGTCAGGTTTCGAAGATTGTCACGGTCTTCACCGAGACCGTTGATGTACGTGTTATAGAGCGCCATTCGAACTTGCTGCACCATCGTGATGATGTCAGAGTCGTTCGTGTTGGGCATACCTCGAACAGTCCAGATGTTCGTACCACGCGCCAAGACAGCAACGTTCGGGAAGCGCTCTCGCATCATGTCAGCTGGCGTTGTTCGTACAGCCTTCTCATGGTGCTCCGCATCCCACGGCAGAATGATGTAGGCGAGCTTGTTGAACCAGGGCTTTGTCTGTAGTACGTCGACATACTCGGGCAGGGCTTTTCCGTGCCCCTCACCTGCGTCATAGATGAAGATCTTGTTGTTGTACCACTGGAATGCGATCCACGCGGTCGCGTCAGACTGATACCCCGAAGCACCGATGTCGAAGACGACGTAGACCGGGTGGCCAGGATTCAGTTCAAAGGGTTGATTTCGTCCGTTCGAGATCAGGTTCGAGAGTGCCTCACCGTAGACAGCGGCAGCGTCCATTTCCTCGAAGGAGACATAGAACTCTTGCTCGAACATGCGCGAGTTTCCGAAGCGTCGAAGATACATTTCTCGATCGATCTCGAGCTGCTCCTGTGTTCGAACTGGCGGCAGGCCTTCGCGCCGCTGCATCTCGTTTAGATCTTCGATCGTTCGGATGATGACCTGAGAGTCCTTACGATTCTCAACATCCTTCATCAGCTTCCACAGCGAGTTCTCACGCTTACCTCGCGGGGTAGCGACTGCCATGAGACGTTTGTCTTCACCCTCGTTCTCACTAGTGATGATGGGGAGCAGGCGCGGGATTGGATCCTCGCGCGTGAAGAGCGACAGCTCTGTGAAGAAGTAGTCCTGGAAGGCTGTACCGACACCATTCTCACCTTTGCCACTCTGGAAATAGCCTTCAAGCTTCAGGATACTCTTGTTCGTGAATCGAACTTCGAGTGTCGTCTCTCGGAACTTCTGGACAAGCTCTTCAGGAATATTGTCCTGAAGCATGTTGATATGCTTCTGAGCAACCGGATCAAAGTACGACTTGTCCCACAGAATGTTCTTGATAGAGGGCCGGTCTGGTGCAATGTAGACACCAGTGGTTTTCGGGAACCGAAGCCGAGCCTCCGCCATTTCCATCGATCCGGCTGTATCCTTCCCGCACTGTCGGGGAAGGACCGCGACCCCGATCTTCTTCGAGCGCCACATGTCGTGGAGCTCTCGTTGATAGGTGCGCGGAACATAGTAACGCGGGAAGGATACAGCCATTGGAGTCTCCTAGACGATCATGCTGGACGGGAACCCGAGAGTCTGCCAGAAGGCTTCGTAGGACTCGACCGCCTCGCCCTGGCTGCCCGCCTTGCTAGGAATCCCGGCCTGCGGGAGGTCGGTCGATACGAACTGTCCCTGGTCGTTTCGAGCCTGCGCCTGCGCCTGTGCTGCTCGAGCTGCAGCCTGGGCAGCCGCTGTCGCACCAGACGCACCGCGTTGGGTAGCGAGCCGTGACCGAAGGTTGTTGATGAGCGGCTGAACATTGACGTGGTAGCCATACAGCTTACCGTCGATTCGGAACTCGTAGTCCTTCACGATACTCGCGAACTCGTCCGCGAGCTCTTTGTCGAACTCAGCAGTACCTGGAACCAGGTCTTGATTGTTCTGGAACATCAAGACGCTCTCCTGGATGACGGTCAGCATCTCCTTGGAGGCTTCACGCCGCTGTTCGATCTTAGAATCGATCTCCGCCTGAATGAGCGACTTAGCAGCTTCCTGCCATTCAGCCGCATCCTTCGAGTCGAGGATCTTCTCGGTTGCATTCGGGTCGCGAAGGCTCGGTACTTCCTGACCGACGAGCAGCCGGGGATGCACCGAGAGCGGCTGCGTCCACCGCTCACCGATGAGATCATTGACCTCCTGAGTAGCCTGGCGCTTGAACGCTTCTGTGATGTTGGTATCGATCGCAGCGGCCGCCTCTGCGAACTTCGGAGCTACTTCGGCGTAGGTGAGTTGGGTTGTGCCTTGATGAGCTGTCCCAGGGTCATTTGATCCTGAACTGTCTGCAGGCGGCTCGTCGGGCTTGGCTCCGTCAGCGGCTCCTGCGCCAGTAGGATCTTGGTTGGGAGCATCAGTTCCGTCAGGGGTCGGAGCTCCACTTGCCGGTGCAGCAGGCTCTCCAGCGTTGTCTGCTGCTCCTTGACCAGTAGGAGCTGCCTCCGGAGTTCCAGCTCCAGCAGCTCCGCCATTTGCTCCGCTCTCGCCAGGCGTTTCTGTGTCCGACGGATCGTAGACTGAGTTCCACGCTTCCACAAACGCTGGGTCAACCGAAGGCTCCAGCGGGTTGCGACCAGGCGGCGTTCCGAGGACATCACTCACCAGACTCTCCTTCTGTATCATCGTGAGCAGGCACGCTGCCGCCCATCTCAACGATCAGTTCGTAGACGCGTGCACGCAGTCGCTCCTGGTCATCGACCGTGAAGTCGAAGTTCGCCAGGTGTCGCATCTGTTCCATGAGACCATTCGGTCCGATGGTACGAGCAGTGGCGATAGCCGTTGCGACGTGACGAATCGGCTTGTCTCGCATGTTGGAGTACTGCCACCGGTCGCCCCAGACGTTCGCGAGCGCAGACCAGCGTGCGATGACCTCCTCATAGATGTGTCGGTTGAGGTTCCAGTCATCTTCTGCTGACTGATAGACCTCTTCACGAGATCGGGGCGGTGTCTCCTGAGCGGCTGCATAATCGATCGCCTCATACAGAGTAGCGAGCGACTCTTCCGTCAGCTCGGCCAGGATCATTCGAGTCTTCTCGATGTTACCGTAACCGAGCCACGGCCACGTCGTCATGAAGTTCTCGTAGAGTGACATCGACGCGAGTTCACGGTGTCCAGTGATCTCGTCGATGAGCTGCGCCTCCCACATTTCGAGGAGGACGGTATCGTACAGCCCCTGCTGTGCACGGGCGAATGCCTCTGCCAGCTTCGGATCCTCACCGATGATGTCTTCGAGCAGCGCGGGCTGCTCCAGAGACTCTTCGTTAATGATCTCTTCGGGCATATTCGGCTGTTCGGTGTCGCTCATTGCATGGGTCCAATCCGGAGAATGTTCTCTCGATATATGCGCTCGATGGTGTCACGAACGCTGTTGATGTCGTAGCAGAGGTCGTTGCCGACGTAGACGGTCTTGCACGTCGAGGGCACAAGATCCTTGCCACCGAAGTAGCGAAGGACATCCATCCGATCCAGTCCACGCTGATCGCCGTAGACATGGATTCGGAAGTCCTGCAGGTTGGGATCGAGATAGATTCCGACCTGCCAAGACGGAAGAGTGACCTTCACTTCCATATCGACCGTCCGGTCGCCCGCGACCTCGAAGGATTCCTCAACGAGACCGAGCACGTTTCGTGTCGTGACAGTTCGAACACCCGTGTCCTTGTAGGAGAGCTTTCGGCGCATTCGAGGCTTCGCGATCGCAGCCTTTCGAACCTCGTCCTGGAACCACAGACGGCCCCGAGAATCGATTCGAATCGGATCATCGGGACCGTGAGTATTGATGTGCAGACCCGCGATCTCCTCTGCCTCGTCTGTGATGGGCAGATCGGGGTACAGCGAGCGCATCCGCTCCAGGGCACCGTCCGGCACCGGCAAGGCATCCAGGCCGTCCGGGGCAGGTTTGGCCAAGTCCGGCACCTCCTTGCTCGACTCTGGGGCCGAGGCGGGGGCACTGACCCAGGGGGCTGGGGCCACCGGCTCAGGGCCAGAGTCGGGCACCGTGGGCGCGGGAGCCGAGCTTCCCTCGACTTCCTTCGCCTCGTAGAGTTCGGCTGTCTCAGGATCGGGCGGCGATTCAATGATGCTCTTTGCAAGCAGAGTATTGTACTCTACCTCGAGCTCAGGGACAGTCCACTGAACGTAGACCTTGTTTGCGGGTGGTGTCCACCCTGCTTCCTTTAGTTTGTTCCACAGTGTGGATTTGGGATCGGGCATCGCAGCTCCTTCGTACCGATGGGGGCCAAAACGCCCCATTTACGAGTATACCCCGAAATGGCCCCCATCGGTCGAAGGGGCACTAAGCCAGCTCCACCCCTGTGGCAGAGTACCAGTGCGCGTACGCCATACGATAGAATGCGAGTTGCGACGTTACGCCATCATCATGGATGCAGATCTCGCCATCACGCGGAGCGAGGAACGGTGCCTCAGTGGTGAGATTGCGGATTGGGAGGAATGGCCACTGCCACTCGGGATACAGCCCGTCGTCGTAAACGGCTGTCAGGACGCGTCCCTGTTCAGGTGCAGGACCACGTCTCTCATCAATGAGGCTGTTCTCGAATTCCGATCCGCTCATGATGTCATAAACGGATTTGAAGCTCCAGCCCTCTTCGAAGCTCGGGTTGTAGCCATTCCAACGCAGCAAGAAGTATCCATCTGCAGGGCCATCGGGCAGCGCAGGCCCCCACTGAACAGATCGGCCCTCGCCATCATAGACGACCTTGAGAACAGCTTCCGACGTAGTATTATAGCCTGGGAGTTGTACCAAGTAGTACTCTGCGCGCTGGAATGCGACATCCTCGACAGAGCTACCTGACGTGACCCACTCACTATCGTTCCAATACAGGTAGTCGCCGTAGACTGTACCATCGGGCAGCCCACTCTCCGGCGTAGGCAACTGTGCAGGGAGCACCTTTCCGTCAGGACCGAGAGACGGCAGTGCAGCTCGCAGCACCCAGTCGCCTTCGCTCCACTGATACAGCCAGCCAGGGTACTCTGCAGAGTAGTCATACAGGAAGAAGTCACCGTCATTAACGGCAGCGATCACTCCGGAATCGTAAGCATTCGATCCGACATACAGCATAGTCGGGGTGAGCTGATCAGACGGGACGCGACTGTCAGCACCGAGGCTAGCTACTCCAGAGGCTGCACCCTTCTGAGTCAGCGGGATTGCCTCGTCTGCTGCCAGAGCTGCGCCAACAGCAATACCCTCTACCACGGCCAGGTCATCGATCGAGGCTGCACTGAGCTGAGTTCGTGCCGCTGCAGCATTCGCGATCGTGAGGATCGTTCGACCCAGTGTCGAGGCGTCAGAGATCTGCGCCGCCGTGTGCGTGTGGACAGCAGGTGCCGCCTCGATGAGGCCCTGTGCAGCCGCTGCGTTTACAGCGTGCATCAGGCCTGCGCCGATCATCGTCGTGTCACTGATGTCAGAGACGACGTGCGTGTGAACTGTAGCAGCAGCACCGATTTTGGAGCGTGCATCTGCAGCATCCACAGCCTTCATGAGCGCGATCCCGAGAGTCGTAGCATCCGAGATCTGACTGGCAGTGTGAGTATGCGTGGCAGCTGCAGCACCGATCTCGCTTCGAACCTCGCTCGCTGACTCTGTTCGAAGGATCGTCTTACCGAGCGTGGTCGCGTCAGTAATGGAGTCAGCAGTGATAGGCGCGGGCTCGGGGAGATTTGCCTCGATCAGTGTGACGAGTGATGCTTCACTGAGCCGTCCATTCAGAGTATCATCATGCTGGTTGATCTTCGTGACAAGCACGCCGAGGCCAGCGATCATTTCGTCGCCCCAGTTGCGAAGCCCTTCAGTGGGCCAGGTCGGGTTGATATGAGACATGTATTATCCTCCGTATGGGCCATAGCCGTATGGCAGCTCCCCGAAGCCAAAAACGGCATTGGGACTCATTGCTTGTCGACCATACTCGAAAGTCTCGATTGAGCCCGCCTCGTAGTCGACGTTTACCGACACCGGCAGGTATCGGAATTGTGCGAAGTTGAGCTGGCCGAACGACGATTCTGGTACTCCCTCGAGCTCGGTGTTGCCGCCAAAGAATACCCATTCCTTGATATCCTTTTGAAGCAGCAGAATGCTCTCGTCGTCCTTGGGCCACTGTGTCATGTCGGCAGGCGTGCCGGGTTGCCTGATAATCTTCGTTCTGCTGAATGCCTTGTCGTCTACTGTTCGAAGTGCCTTGACGCCGTAGTACATACTGCCGTAGAAGTTACCGTGACTGACGATGACATCTTGCAGACGGCACCAGGCATTGTGCGCTCGATTCGCGCCCATAGTGTTGGTCTCGAAGTACCAAGGAATGGCTCGCGTAGTCAACACGTTCGTGGGCGGGAAGTAATGATCGTCCATAGCTTCGTCAGCGAGGTAGTAGATCGTTTCAGGCGTCACTACCGCGAGTCGGAGCTTTCCTGCAACCTCCAACTTTCGCAGTGCAATTGCAGGGATCAGCCAGCGGTTCCATTGAGGCTGATCTGCCTGTGCATCGAGCACCCAGATCTCGTTCCCTCGGTACTTGGAACGATCCAGCGGTTCACCGGTCACTGGATCGTTCCAAGACCCGTCAGGATTGTCAACGATGTAGTAGAGATAGCCATCGTACTGACTGCTCACAATGGCACGCTTATTGATTAGCGCCATCCACTTATTTGCGATGTCGTCCGTAAGCGTCTTGTGAGTGATATTGTAGTTGCTCGCGGAGCTCTTCATGAGCTCAGACTCGAGCGGGTGATAGAGTTGCTGATCGAATACCTCTACCCCGTACGGCGAAACTGTACCTGGAGTAGCCGTCGTCTCCTCGAAGCCCATGATGAGAGTACTCTCGGATTGACCCGATACTGCGGCAGGTGCCATGTAGTACGACGCATGGTAGCCATCAACTCCCTCACATAGAATGACGATGGTGTCCACGGATTGTGGATTATTCCAGAGCTTCACTGCAGACGGAATGAGCAAGTTACCGAACGACAGAGTCTTCTGTCCGCCGCCCTGTGACGGCGAGAAGTCAGTGTACTTAGTGGGTTGATTGCTACTCCATCGGATCATGGCAGGATCCTCGTAGTCGTTCACGAGAATGAGCCGATCGCCTGCAACGAGGCCCTGACGTGCTCGAGGGGCCTTAGAGAAGTTGAAATCGTCACGCGTGGTTGCGTCAGGCAGTGCCATCAGGACTGAGCCTGCAGGCACTGCCGCGAGTGCCTGCAGCCAGGAGTCTGCGGCATCTGTCGAGGTAGCAGTGATCTCGCGGGAGGCGACCAATACACCCTCGCTCGGTACCGGGTTGTCGTCGCCCCACGTCACCATATAGAGATTCCAGCCGATTGCCCCCTGCAGGCGTGCGTTTGCGAGGAGCCCAGCTGGAAGGATTGCGACTAGCTGATCGGCTGCCATCTTCGGGTCGGTCACAATCGCACCATTGGGTCGTCCAGCCGCCGTGGGCGCATTGAATTTCCACTGACTCCAACCACGCTGTGTCTTCACCATAGTCATAAGACTCGGTGCGGATTCACCAAACTCGTTGAAGAAGGTAAACCAGAAGCCGAAGTTGTAGGTGTTCATAGTGTCAGCTGACGGCATCGGACCGCCTGCAACACTAGCACCCTTGTACAGCGAGTGCGTCCCGCTCTGCGTTCCCGATGTATTGATGGCAGCACCACCGGGCGTCGCAGACAGTGTGAAGGTATCGGCAGTCGGTGTCGATTGAACGTAGTATGCAGTGCCTGCCGTCAAGCCTGTAGGCAGCGCACCCGTAGTTCCGAGTCGAACCTGCTGATTGATCGTGAGACCATGAGCTACCTGTGACAAGACGCCAGGTGATGCGATACTGATATTGACGGTTCCATAGAGCGGATCAGCAATCAGCGTAGTCGCGAGCGGAGTCTCTGCTGCAGGGATAGTATCCTTGGTCGTATCATTGATCCAGGCGGCGTCCGGATGCACCACAGTCAGCGTCTGTGCAGCCGTAGGCAACGTGAGCCCGTCGGGTGACACACTCTTGGCAGTCTTCGTTGTACCTACATTGAACAGAATGATAGGATCGCCCGCGTCTGAGAGCGCGAGGATCTTGTTATCGATCTGGAGGTACTTGATGAACATCGTGTTCAGTGAGAACGACGGGATCGCTCCAGTGAACCCGACGAGCGGGTCGGTCAGCTGCTTGATGTCGTACAGACTATCCGACTTTCGCTGGAGCCCCGCACGGAATTTGATACCACCCACGGCTCGCACTGCGAACAGGAATGCCTTACCCGTGTAGTCGGTCGTTTCAGGAACGAAGAACTGCTCGAAACTACCGACTACACCGAGGTCATCACCACTACCAGTGTTGAGCGAGTGTTCTAGATTCAAGACATTTCGCAGTGCAGGTCGAACACGCAGTGCTCCATCACGAGTAACGAGAACGTTTTGCGCGATTCGCAGACTGCTCGGGTCCGAGATGCCCGGCGGGTATGCAGTACTCCAGCCGTGGAATTCCTTGAGGAATGCCGACGACAGAGGATTGTCAATCGGAGCCTTAGGCCCCTTGCGCTCAGCCACCCCAGCCCCAATCACTGTGCGGTGTGTGGCTCGGGATACTGCCGTGCATGATGCTACCGTCTACCGGCACGTAGTACGTGTTGAGGAACGGTGCCTCGGTGTTTCGCGAATCCCGATCCTTGAGCTTGTACATCAGATCGTCGTAATTCGCTTCCAGCGTCTGGACACGCGGTTGCATGATCGGATTCGTTTGCGCGTAGAAGTAAGCAGCCTTGAGTGCGATCAGGTCAGGCCATGCGAAATCGACGGGCTGCTCTCGGATCTCTGCGGGCACCTGCGTATTCCCAGCCGGAATGGGCGACGTCGGATCTTCAGGACGCTCCGGCAGTCGGAACATCTTCGGCTCGCGCATGACCGGCACGTGAATCTCGAGTCCCGCCTCGGTACTCCGGAACGGTCGTGAGAACTCCAGCAAGCTGTTCGTGTGCGCCACGTAGAGCTGTGCACGATCAGGCACCTTGTGGATGGCATCTCGAGGATACCAGTACGCCCAGACTTCGGGATAGTCCGTTCCAGGACGGCAGAGGCGAACTGCGTCGTCGTTGATGATGCGAGGCCGCAACGTCGAACGCAGGTTAACTGCCTGCTGTCCAACGACGGCAGTACCGACGTTCTCAGTACTGGCATACCACGACCATTCTGCTTCGGTCGCAACCGATCGAAGCGCGCGATTGATGTGTCGTGTGATCACGTAGTATCGATCAGACTCTGGGATATACTCGACAGCCTGATCGGTGAGCAGACCGAGTACCTCGGCGACTATGTCGTCGAGTGTCTGATTCAGTTCAGGATTCTCGGACATTACCACTTCCTCAGAGTCGCGCCCTCAGCCCGACGGAGCGGGCCGACCGTAGCTGCTGCAGCACGATTGCTCGCAACGGGTGTGCCCTCAAAGTCGGGCCGACGACCAAAGGCTGCCGCCCAGCCGTCTGCAGGCTTCTCGGTCTGGTACGTCTTTCCGACAACGTTTGCGATCTCATTGACAGCTTGCTGCTGATATTGTGGCTTGTAGCCTACCGAGTAGTCGCTATCGATGTTAGTGTTGCTCGCTTCAGTTCGCTGGATATTCGTCCAAGTGTCAGCGACGTTCTTCCAGTAGGCGTCCCACGCACTCGCGAGCCCCTCCTGCGACGACTGCCATGCATTCAGTCGAGCATTCTCAGCCGAGCGTGCTGCACTCGCCAGGTTGCTGTTGATCGATCGGAGCGTGTCGCGGAAGCTCGCCTGAACATCCTGTTGATTGGCGTCGAAGTTCCGAGTAGCCTGCTGCAGCGCTCGCAGCGAGTCGGTCTCGCCCGCACCCTGAGAGAGCACTTGCTGCATCAGGTCAGTGGACTCACGGACTCGGTTCAGAATATTTGCGTTAGACTTCGAGTCGAAGTCCTGCGCATTTCGGGCAGCGAACTTCTCAGAGTCCTCAGCTGCTCCCTGATACTGACTGAGAATTCCGCCGAGGGCAGTATCGAGTGTTCGACGAACGTTCGCAATCTGAGTGTCGCGACCCTTCTCATAGCCCGCCAGACTCTTGACCAGACTATCGACGATCGCCTTAGTAGCTTCGTTCTCTCGGATCGACTGATCCTTTGCAGCCTTCTTAGCAGCGGCCTCGGCTGCCGCTGCCTTAGCCGCTGCTGCTTGCTGCTGACGCTGCAGCTCGCTCATGACACTGCTCGGGCCACCCGTGTTGGTATTGGACGGCGTTGTCGGGCCGGTCGCGACGGGCGGTGCCTGTGTCATGATGCGCCACAGGTCATACCCACCACCCTTCGTCTCGTCCGAGATTCCATGTGCATTGAGGTTATTGACACCATCACCAATGGTGTTAGTCTTCTTGTTGATCTGCGGCTTGCCAGGCATCACAACCTCCAGGTAGTACGAAAGTCCTGCGGCGAGACGTAGCCCTCGCCAAACTGCGTGCGGCCCTGCTCCCAGTTATCGAGCTCGCGACGCAGGAACGTCTCGATCAGGTCGTCGTCCAGGCCATAGTCATTCTTAATGGAATCGTAGTAGTCTCCGAGATCAGCGGGACGCTGTGCGAGTGCCATGCCCTGCATGAGCGTTCGGAGTCCGTCAACCTGCGCTGTCGTTAGAGTGGACAGTGGATCCTTCGGTGCAGTCCCCGCTGCAAATCCGAGTGGGCCGTCGGATCCGATGTTGCTCAGGAGGCTCTGGCCTTGCTCCAAGAGGTCAGAGAGCCCGGTTGCCTGTGCAGAATTTGCCAATCGCTGCGCGTGATACTGTGCGTAGGGCGCTTCACCGGCAGTGACCTCGTCAGGCAAGTCGAGAATCTCCTGCTTAGACAGGAATGCGCTGCCTCGAAGATACTGATCGAGGTCATTGTTCTTACTGTCCATTCCGAGTTGTGACAAGAGCGCGACCGTCTGAGGCGCATACTGCTCGCTACCACCCTGATCAGTGAACAGCGCAGAGATTGCATTCTTATAATTCTCGTCGGCCATCTTAGTACGACGCTCTGTCGAAGACATTCGCAGGTTGGCTTCCTTGTCAGCCTGCACCGCGTTCCAGAGAGCAGTCTGTGCATCAACCAGACTCCGCTGTCGGTCAGACAGCCCGGCATACTCCTCGGGCGTAAACTCCTCACTGCGAGTTCGATCGAAGTCGAAGATCTGCGAGTGTGCGTCACGAGTAGAGAGTGCAGCCTGGCGGTTAGCCTGCGATGGCTCGACAGGCTTGGGCCGTACTGCGCCATACGCATTCCAGCTCCCGCTCGCTTGAGGCTGCTGCGCAGGTAGCGTCACGCCAGAAATGGTAGTAACGGTATCGCCGCGACCTCGCGGTGAAGTCCTGAAGATCTCGTTCTGAAGCTCACGAGTGGGCTTGGAGTAGGCGTCAGGTACAGCGGATTCCTCGCCGGACCACAACCGACGCCAGCTCTCACTGGCCGAGTTGGGTTTCCCCGAATCCTTGCTTGCCATACGATCCTCCTGGAAAGTATTATAGTAGCCTGACGCCTACTCCGGTGGTTTTACAGACTAGCGTTCGAACGGCGTCGCGCCGGGCTTGACATGATTGGCAGTCTGTGCGAGCTGCTGCTGGCCACCCGTGAAGATCGCTACCGCACTGGAGAGTGCACCGAGTGCCAGACTCAGACCAGTGAGGACAATCGTGCTCGTGGCCTCATCGAGCCATCCCAAGATCACGAGTGCGGGAGCGACCGTAGTACCCAGTGTATAGATCGCGCCTCGAATGATTGCCCAGCCTGCACCCCAGTCTCCGACTCGCAGATTGACCAGGTTGAGTAGACTCGCAACGAATTGCATCGTCGCGCCGGTGATGATGAGCACCTGCTCCCAGGTGCCCTCGGTACCGAAGCCCACCATGATGAGCAGCGGCGTGAGCGATGCCAGGAACGCCTGGATGAGCTGACGACGCTCTGTCGTGAACCACTGAATGAATTTTTTCATTCGTCTTCTCCTTCGATGTCGAGAGTCGGTTGAGTGCGTTCGTCGATCTCTCTCTGCAATCGACGATCTTCTGATTGTAGATCTTGGAGTGTAATATTAACTTTGTCGATCTCGCCATATAGTCCGGCTACACCGACTTCGACACGCTCCATTGCGTCTTTGATACTGCTACCATCATTCTTGTGAGTCTCGTGATGGATTGCAGCGATCTGGACATCTTGGCGACTCAGTGTCTCGGTATGATCCTCGAGAGTCTTCGTAGTATCATCGATGAAGTCAGAGAGCTTGAGTAGAATGGGAACGATCCCGACAAAGGCAACTAGCCCTCTGACGAAGGGCCAGGCCTTGATGATGAGGCCGATGATGATAGAGATTAAAATGACCCAGAGGATTGCATCGACGAGGGTGACCCCGCCGAGCAAGTCGGAGATCCAGCTAGGCATTGTTACAATACACCCCCTATAATGAAGATACTGACGGTAGCCCCGATCAGGACACCTATCACCCATGCCCACAGAGGAATTCCCTCCGAGCGCTTTCGACCGTGCCTGATCGGGGCTTCCATCTTACTTCTCCTTCTTGTTGCTCGTGAACCAGTCGGTCAGAGCCTTGATGATCGCCTGAATCAGCTGCAGGAACCAGTTCGGTGCCGGGGGCTCAGGCTCAGGATCCGGCTCAGGCTCCGGCTCCGGCTCAGGCCCCGGCTCCGGCTCAGGCTCCGGCTCCGGCTCCGGCTCCGGCTCAGGCTCCGGCTCAGGCTCCGGCTCAGGCTCAGGCTCCGGCTCCGGCTCCGGCTCAGGCTCTGGCTCCGGCTCCGGCTCAGGCTCCGGTTGCGGCTTGGGCCGATTGTCGATCACTTCAGGGATGCCGTCGAGTGACTGTGACGTGAAACCGCCTGCCCACGCCCAGCCATAGCCTTCGATCTCGAACCAGACATCGGTCGTAGAGCCGTTCTGGGTGATCGACTTGCCGGTCAGGGTCGCCTTCGTGACCGTGTGGACTGACCCAGCTGCCAGACGGTTGTTCGACGGCGTAAGCAGCGCGCTCAGGTCTGGCGACATTCGACGGAACGCATTGGCGTTGCTCTTCACAGTACGCGAGTTCGGGGCCTCCTTGAGCCACTGCGAGAGCGGCGGACGGTTGCCGTTCGAGATCGCAATACCGAGCAGCGGGCGCGACTTCGAGTATCCACTGATTGTGGATTCATAGACGTCGTTCCCCAGGTCACGAATGAAGCCTGCACGGTTCTGCGTGACGGACACGAACGAATCCGGTCCGGTGACGATGCCGACGTGTCCAAAAGTTCCATACTGGAAATGAACGATGTCGAGAGGTTGCGGCGTCCCGACACGCTTCCGGCCTGCCTTGACTGCAGAGTCCCAGGCTGCATTCGCCGAAGTGAAGCCGTAGTTGTTCCAGTACGCATTGCCCTCGGCAACGAAGCCTGCATCGATCAGCAGCCGCTGACCAGTGCGGCCCACGGCACGTTGACACTGGCCACTCTCGACGTCCGATCCGATAGCAATCTTCGCCATTGCAGCGCAGATCTGATCACGCAGGCTCATTCGTCGTCTCCCGTGTCAGGCTCCGACGGCTCGTCGTAGCCGTCTTCAGCTGGATTGCGGTCGTACATGTTGTATCCTTCCATTATGATTTCCAGGTGCCCCCGACGTTCTCCCACAGTTTGATCTGCTTCCAGACGCCGAGAACGTTTTCCCAGTTGATGATGCGCTTCCACGTACCACCAACGTTTTCCCACAAGATACCGGGTGCTGATCCCGAACCAGTGGTCATGAATCCGAGAGGTTCCGTAGTGCTACCATCGCCATTGTTCGATAGTGCGAGAACGCGTGCATAGTACTGTCGAGATGGCGTCAAGCCTACGAAGACTCGAGACAGCTCTGTTGGACCGACGATGGCCTCCTGGACGTTCTGCGTGAGACCCTTGTCTGTACCGATCCTGACTCGATACCCAGTTATCGTAGACCCGAATAGCCCGAGAGGAGCAGCCCACTCGAGTGTGACAGTGGTATCGGAAACTGCGTCAACGCTGAAACTCACAGGCGCTGATGGAACATTGGTCTTTGCAGAGAAATTGACCCACTCGCCCCAGTTACTCCAGAACTGCCCATTAGAGACTCGAAGACGGTAGATGTATCCAACACCAGCAATGAGGCCAGTGAATAGCGGCTCACGAGCAGTGTCGAGTGTGACATCTACTTGATCGACGTCATCCGCGATCTGGTAGTTGACCTGCGTCAGAGGCGTGCCACCGTTGTCGAGGATGGTACCGAGCGTCGAGAATGCAGTGGTCGTCGCAATGTCGTGTGGAACGTAGCCAGTCGGTGTAGACGGAATCTCTGCATTGGTCTGGACGTTGAGTGTGGTACTCCAGGGACTCCAGCCTACACTGTTCTGAATACGCTGTCGCATATAGTACTGCGTGGCGCGTGTAAGTCCAGTGAAGGAAGGATTCGTCGTGGTCTGTGTCTGCAGGACAGTAGCAAACGTGGGAGAGGTAGAGATCTGTGTCTCTCTAGCAAGGATCGTCCCACCCGTATAGGCTGGATCTGTACTCACCAAGACGATCATCGTGTTCGTCTTGTCGAACAGTGCAATGCTAGGTGCGTCTGGCAGGTCTACAGTGTCTGCGAACTGGGTAGCACTCCAAGGACTCGCACCGATTGCGTTGATCGTTCTGGCTTGAAAGTAGTATCGCGTCCGACCGCTTAGTCCGGTAGCGGTCCGTGGACTGTTTCCAGTGAGCGTCACCACGTCCGACGCGAATGTTGATGAGGGGCTGTAGCGAACCTGGCGGCTGGTGATAGCCGACCCGCCATTGTCGCTCGCATCGGAGAAGACGCACCGAATACTCGACTGGGTAATCTGATCGAGTGCAGTGATCGTAGGAGCTTTTGGCGCTTTCGGAATTCGGTTTACTGCGAAGGAACTCGAGCAGTAACCATTCTGGAAGGGATTCGCACCGCTCGAGTCCAGTGATGCTGCAAACGTGAGTGTGAGATTACCGTTAGCATCGTGAGCAATGTAACCACTTGTACCACTCGCTACGAGATAGCTATCTGTATAGCGAAGATCGACATCGTGGCTACCTGACGTTCCCCAGCCACCGATATTGATAGAGTAAGCCGGTGCATACTGACTGAGTGCGTACCCTGATCCAGCAGATGTCTTGATGACATAGAGTGCGTAGTCGAAGCGGGACGAATTCCCTAACGTATCACGTAGGGAAACGTCGAGCCGGAGTTGATATTGATTGGCCGGAGAGAAGTTTCCGAAAGCCTGTCCGCTGGTAGCCATAGCTCTGCCTACGGGACGTACTGCCGATACTGATCCCCGTCAACACCACCTGCCGGGGCTGCAGTACCCCTGCTAGTGCCTCGGAGCCCTGTGACCTTCGGAATGATCGCGTTGCTGATCATGTCAGTTGAAACAAGGAAGTAGCTGACATCCTGTGCAGCGGCAGTACCGAGCGTCGGCAGATCTGCAAGATCATTATACGATGGAATGGGACTGAATGCTGCGAGCTTGTCTCGCTGTTCTTCAGTCAAGAACGTTCGAGTACCAGTCTCGTTGATGTCGTCAGCCGTGAGGATGATTGCACCGACCTTGCCATTGACACTCAAGACCGGTACTGCAATGAGTCCCCAGTCCCAGGTGTCGAAGCCCGTCGCGATGGGGACGTTTCCAGCAGGCTGCCCGGTTGCATCGAGCCCAGTGCCGCCCTCGGCGACCTGTGCCCAGTGCGTCTCGTAGTCAACCGCCGTAGACTTGGTCAAGACGGATCCCGGAGAGCCACCAGGCGGGAGCGCGATATCCTCAACATTGACGAATGCAGCAGTTCCAAACTGCGGCTTGTTCGCCAGCACGTCCCAGCCTTGGCTCCAGAGCGCGTCGAGGTGCTCCTTGTCAGCATCAGTAAAGCTAGTAGTACCGGGGGCAAGCGCATAGCCTGCATACACCGTAATTGCGTGCTGCTCTTCCAGCAGGATCGTGAGTGCTTCACCGGCCTGGGCAAATCCAGAGAAGGTGTCGTCCATCGATGAGAACTCGGTGTTCTGAACGAGATCGATGACGCCCTTAACGATGACGGATGAGTAGCCATTGGCAACCATGACAATGGCAAATTCATACTCGCCGGGTGCCCAGTTCAGCGAGTCAGCTTGAATGTCGAAGTAAGCGTACCCCTGTTCGGGTTCCGCAAGGATCGCAGCAGCAGTCATGATCAGGTTTCCTGAATCCCCGTCTGAAGCAGCGGGGGTCTGCTTCCGTGCGACGATACGAAGATCGACGCCGGTGATATCCAGCATCCGACCGAGGAAATCCTTGATCCAGAGAGTTAGTCGGAAGCTCTTACGAGCCTCCAGTCTCAGTACAGTCTGCTGCTGCGGAGAGTTACTGAGAGTGCTCATTTCGAATCCTTTCAGAAGAAACGGGCGGGGCCGAATGGAAGGCCTTCGACCCCGCCCGCATTATCCCGTTTACGCGCCCGGCGGAACGGGTGCGCCTCCCCCAGAGGCGCTCTCCGGGGCAGCGCCGCCCGCTGCACCGCCCTCGGAGGCTCCCTCCAGCGCGTCGAGCGCAGCGCCCGACAGCTGGTTGATCTGGCGAAGAATCTCGATGAGCTCAGGCATTCGAGATCCTCCTTACAGGATTCGCTTGAACACCGCCGTGCCGTCCGTGACAGACGCGCCGATGTCCTTGTTGGTGATGGACGGCTGAGAGGCAGCCGTGGTACCTGCCGTGGTGACCTGCCAGAGCGAGGTCGGCGAGGCGAACTTTCGGATGTCTCCGAGGCTGACCGCCGTGCTGTTCGCGCGAGCCGTCGCCGAAGCGAGAATCGCGGTCACGATGCCGGAGAGCTCCGCCGCATCCACCGGGTTGTTGCCGGGGATGTTCGGGTCGCTCTTCGAGCGGTCGCCCGCCTGCTGAACCGGGAGGCTCGGGTCGAGGTGACCCGCCGCCGTGAACGGCGCGGTGTACCACGTCGGTCGCGAGGGGTTGACATCCGGACCCGAGAGCGGGTACTGCGACGGGTAGGTACCCATCTGCGACCGAGCTGCCGAAACGAGAGCGGCGACGCGGTTGAACGAATCGTTGACCGGCGTGTAGTCCACGTCAGTCGTACCGTTGCCGTCGAGATCGGAGGGCAGGAAGATCGGCACGATACCCTCGGACATCTGATCGATGACCCAGGCGTCATACGAGAAGTCCTGCACGTAGGCAGTTCCCTTGAAGCGAATGCCGCCGTCCTCGGATCGCTTGTCCGCGAAGAACTCGTGGACCTGAGCCGCGTTCCGGTAGGCCGCGAGCGCCGACACGGTCTTGAGCGTTCGGTTGGTCGCCGTCCCCACGCCGGTCAGCGTCGGATTCGGGTCGATGTTGTTGTTCGCATCGACGAAAACCTTCGGCATGAACTCCGGGTGGATCTTGATGACCTTCCAGCCACCGCGCAGCGTCCCGAGGAACGACGGACCGTTCGCACCGGAAACATCCGCGTTCTTGTAGATGTCGAATCCGGCATCCACGTAAGTACCCTGCTTGATGTACTGATCGCGGAAGACGAGCTCCATCGCCGTGGTGATGAAGATGAACCGCTCGCTGTTCGAGAAGTTCGAGTCCCACCAGTTCTCGCTGAACATCAGCGTGAGCTGGTCGATCGTCTTGAGCGGATCGGTCGCATCCCACTCCATGCCCTTGATGGTGGCGAAGGAGGGCTGCATCTCGTTGTCGTAGTCCTCGCCCGGCTCGGCGATCCACTTGTAGTCCGCCTGATTGCCGGTGCAGGCAATCCGGTGAACGTTCGCCGTGACAGGGCCGTAGGTGTCGACGCCCGTGACGCGAGGAACGAGCTTGCCCGACATGCGACCGAGGACGATGGCGAGGAGAATGTACTTGTCGTGGTCACGAATGACCGTCGTCGACATCTTCCGAGCCAGGTACTCCTGCTCGAGGTTCTTGATCGGCGTGAACTTCGCCTGCTCCTCGAGCACGATGTAGCCGAAGCTGCGCCGACGCGACGTCGAGTAGTAGCGCCACTCGATCGGCGGGATGCCGTTCTTCCACTCGCTGGTGAACTCCGACCCCGAGTAGAGGTCGTTACCGATGCGGCTGATCTCCGCGTCCACGATGTAGTCGTCGACGTGGATGTCCGGCACGGCGATGACGCGCGAGTTGTTGAAGCTGCCCGCGTCGAGCTCATTGCCATTGAAGACACCCGTCAGCGGCGACGCGATCCGCAGATACTTGTGCAGAACCATCTGATGCTGAGTGAGGGTGTCCTTCTGAACCGGGGGCTGAGTACCCATTCGAAGGTTCCTTTCTTGGTTGAGGACACCTGTGCGTCCAAGAGTATTATAGGGTGACTACCCCGCGTCCCGGTGGATCACGCGGCGGGACTGGCCTCCAGTGCCGCGGATGGATCGATTTGCACCCCAAGCCGCCCCGCGAGGTCGCGAAGGATCGAGCCCATCAAGGACTGCTGTTCCTGCAACGTTGCAATGGACTGCGTCACACCCTCGACACTTGCGACTATCTCAGACTGTGCACCCGAGATTGCACTCTCGAGTTCATTCGCACGCTCATCGAAGGCGCGCGAGGCATCCGTTCGACCAGTGCTGAACAGCTGTTCGAGCTCACGACTGTGGTTCGACCCAGACAGTGAGATGATCTTCTGAATGATGAACTGAATCGTCGCATTCGCACGAGCGATCATCTGGGGGTCGCCGCCCGCCGCAATCGCGCCCATCGACTGTGTGAGAGATACGAAGACCTGATTCAGGATTCGTAGTTGCTTCTCATCTTCAAGCTCTGCGAGTGATCCAGGGACTACCTTGACGTAGTAGGGAACCGCCAGTTCCGCAAAGTCCGCCTTGAGCTCACCATTCTTGAGACCACTGCCGTCCGCAGGGACTACCTCAGTGATCCCGGTCTCGGGATCAGTCCGAGTGTATTCCTCGTGGACGAAGGCCTCGGGCGGCATTCCTGCATTGATCAGCTGCTTTCGGGCCTCGGCAGTTGGCGTGAGCTTCTTGATGCTCTTCAATTCCTGGAAGTAGATCGTCGTAGCATAGCTCACGTACTGCGAGAAGAACGCTTCCATCGCCTTCTGGTAGTTGTTGATCGTAACATCAACAAGCTGTTGCTGCGCCTCGACACCCTGCGGTGTCTGGCTCATCATGCCACCAGTAGACTGGGCCGCCATCTGCTGATCGGTAGCGCCGACCAGTTGTGCCATGTTGCCAGAGTTCTGTGTCGAGATCTGGCTGAACATGAGCAGTGCCTGCGTGCTAATCTCGAAGGGTTCGATCTTCGCATTCGGGTTTGGAATCTGCGTGTACTTACCGGGTGCGATGTTCGGCAGCGCATTGACGACACCATACCCGATGATGGGCGGTTCAATGTTCAGTCGCCACAGCTTGAGCGCACCGTTCATGAACCAGTCCTGGAACTCCTGTCGGCCATAGATCAGAGACAGGAGTGAGCGTCCGAACGGCTGCTCGCCGTCGTACTCGGGGATGAAGAAGAATACCGGGTGCCGCTTGAGCGGATCCTTATTCTTCTCGATACGGAGGAGATACCGAGTCTGTGCTGCCCATGTCAGGAACGGTGCACCGCTGTCACTGTACCAGGTAATGACCTCATACGCCTCGGGATTGACTCGGTGCTTGTGTGACTGTGTATCAGTGTGTTCACGCTGAATCGGTGCAGTCTGAAGGAGTGACTTGAGAGCTGCCACATCCCAACCGGGTGCGTTAGTCCTGATGAGATTATGAATCTCACCGCGAGTCAGATAGCGTCGAATGAAGACAGACGGTGCGCGTCGGACGTCCTTGACACCTGGCTCTGGAAAGACATCTCGGTAGTTGATGTTATCGTACTGAATGTACCATGTCCCGAGCGCATCCTGGAGCAGGGTGGGAATGACACAGTCAAACCCGAGCGCTCCACCGCGTACCATCGTGGCGTACAGCTGCTGCTGCATGTAGTTGCTGTATTCGTCATCCCGAATGATCTTGCTCTTGACGATGTAAGTCGGGATAACCCCGCCGATCTGGTCATCATCAAACATGCTCGTTACCGTGACGTTCGGGGTGTGCTGCACGACTGCGCGGGCGATTCGACGAATAAAGCCTGCTGCATCACCAGAGCTGACATTCGGGAAATCAGCTCGAGGATTTACAACGCTAGCGTCTGCGATCTTCTCGTACTTCCAGTAGTTCGCGACACGCGCGTCCATCTCGCGCTTGAAGTAATCGTACTTCCGCTGGAATGCTTGTGCGCACGGACTGAGTCCGTCTGTACGCAGAGTACCGTCTCGCGGCTCGATCGCGTAGCGCGTGTACCAGTCCTCGAAGGTTTCAACCTTGTCGAACTCCCCCTTTACTGCCATTGGTTTAGCCTTCCTCGCTCACTGGAGAATCTAGTACGTCGGACCTCGGAACGACGAATGTTCGGTTCGTTCGCGTACACAGCCGGAACGATGTCAATATACGGGTTCTTCATGTCATTCTGGAACGGCATGAACGTCCAGTTAGCGTAGTCTGAGCTGCCGCCACTGCCGCCACCATAGTACCGATAATACCCTGCACCGTCACGGTCGTAGGATGCTCCCTTGATAGCGTCTGCAACGTCCTTACCGACCTGCGTGATTGCTTTGAGAATGTCCTCATCGGTCGGATTGGCAGTGGTTGCATTGACCTTCTCGAGACTGCGCTGACCTGTGTTAACATTACCGACCTCGTCGACGGAGTTGAGCCGGATATCAACACCCAGGTTCCCGATAGCGTCGCCCGCGCCGGAACCAGAGTACGCATTGAGCGGTGCCTGACCAAAGAAGTTGTAGAGCTCGCCTCGCGAGATACCCGTTGCCCACGGCTTGCCATCAGGCCCGATGACCCACGTCGTGTTCAACTGACGATAAGTTGTGTTCTCTTGGTACGGGATTTGCCCCTCGTGCGAGTTCTTACTCCAGATGACATCGAAGAGCGGCGTGGCCCAGGGATTGTCGTCAGAGCCCCACAGGATGTCACTCCATCGCTTGTCGGCTTCCTCGGTCGTGAGCCCCAGGTCAAACGAGTCCTGATAGCTCTCAGTCATGAGCCGCCGCTGAACCTCGAGTCGCTGATCGAATGTCAGGTAGATGTTATCGAGGACGTGCGAGTCATCGGAGATGTACCCTGCGTGGATGCTCTTGAGGAAGGCTTCTGCACCATCAATAGTCAGAGTCTCGTTGTTACCGTTCCACTCTGACAGAATGAAGGCAGTGGCTTCCTCGACAGACGTTGCCTGCTTGTCGATACTGAACTCACGCGGTGCCATATTGTACCGCCACAGAGTATTCTGACTATCGAAACCAGTGAAGAGGCTAGCGAAGAATGCCAAGGTTGCTCGTCGCTCACCGTACTGGCGGAGCTGTCCGAAGAGATCATCCCGGCCCGCAGTCCCCAGGGCAGCGTTACCTTCAGAGTCGAGGTACTCGTTCAGTGCCGTCGTCTCCATCGGCTGATCAAGGTTGTCTCGCTGGATAATTCCATCGGCATCGACGTCCTGCAGTACCCAGGGGTCACGGTCATACTTGTCAGCAGCCGTGTAGATGCTGTTAATGAACGCATTCTCGAAGAGGTTCCGTTCCAGTCGAGCAATTGCATCGAGCGTGAACTGTGTCGCGTAGGCAAGGATCGTCTCGTCTGCGCCATTCTCAGCTGCTTCCTCGGCATCCATCGCCTTCTGGAAGAGCATTGTAGCAGTCTGTTCGGTATCGTGCCACGACATCGAGCTGACAAGTGGCATCGAGCCAATGGCGTCCTCGAAGCCCCAGAATACGTGATTAAAGTTTCCAGTATTGGCGAAGTTCGAGATTCCAATGATCGGGCTGATAAACTGCTTCAGTGTCCAGTGCAACTCAGCAGGCGAGTGTGTTTCACCAGTCTCGGGATCAACGACTCGGAACATCTGCTCGAGACCTGGAATACCATCCAGGTAGATTGCGTCTGCATTTCGCCAGTCGTTCTGGAAGTCGCGCGGATCGTAAACATGACCGACCCCGAGCATTTCCTCGCGACGGCGACGCTTCTTATCCTCATCGTCCCCGCCCGCGAGTCCGCCGAGCACCATGCCGAGTGCAGCGAGCGACGTATGTGTCATGCCTGCACGGATGAACAGATCTGCAAAGTTCACGCTCTCGAGGGTTGCACCGAGGTAATCGATACCGTGCGTTCGAGCATCGTAGCTCCGACTGTCACCCGACAGCCACGCCTGAACGCGACCCCAACTTGACCCACTAGTCCTACCCTGGAGTGCAAGCGCGAGCATACCATCCAGCGCTTGCAGACCAAGCATGTTCGTTGCAACATTGAAGAAGTAGTTCTGGAAAGCAAATGGGATCTTGAGGAACAGGTTACTCGGAATATTGACAAACGGGCTATTGTGCCTCGCGAGTGGATCGATGAAGCTGCGTGCTGCCAGACTGAACGAGGTTGCCTTAATAGTCCGTGCATTCGCTAGCGAGTTCAGTGCCGTCTGGTATGCAATGGGATGCTCCGCCCTAAAGCGCTGGGGGTTCCGTGCTAGCAGCGTCAGAGCGTCATCGAGCGTGCGTCCATTCTCGGATCCGATAGCATCGAAGTACTTAACAACCGCACCGACGACTCGTTGTGATGCAGCACGCTGTGTGATACCATAGCTCGGATCTTGCATCTTACCGAAGGCGCGAACCATCCGCTCAGTCCACCGTTCGAATCGACCACCCATGTGTGGCTGATCCTGATACAGCTCCGATTGAATCATCGAGATCGCTGTCGGGTTACCTGCAAACGATGTCACCGTGTCGTTGATGTGAACGAGCGTATCCAGACTGAGTGACGGTTCAACGTTGCCCGACAAAGTACGGGCAACGGTCGAGAAGCCTGTCTTACCCGCACGAATACGATCATTGATCGTTCGAAGCTTCAATCCGAGTGCCGAGGACGATCGACCTTCCAGGAGCATTACGGCGTTCTCGAGCGTGTTACGAACACCCGTTTCCATTGGTGCAGAGATGAACAGCCACGGGTGGAACATACCGTTTGCCAGTCGGAGGTTCATGAAGATGCGCATCAGCGAGTTAGTGGTCGCCTCGTTGGTGCGGAGCACGTGACCACGCTCATTGATCTGTTGTCCAGACAGGTACGAGTCTGCGAGTCGACGATCAGCCAACCACTTCTTCTGCCGTGCCTTTGCCTTGACGAGCTCGTCCTTTCCGAGATACGAGCGCGCGTATCGACCCTGAGTCAGCGTTCCGCCGAAGACGTCAGAGATTCGCATATCGACCTCGGACTCCAGAGGCAGCACCTTCAAGAACTGACGATGGTTCTTATCGAGCGACAGAACGATATTGTTGAAGTCAGGATCGAGGAGTTGCAGTCGCGTCAGAGGATCGGTCGAGAGCGGCAGCGTACCACCACCATCGAACGCTGCCTGATACGTGTGCATGAAGCCGTCGACAGCATTCTGGTTCAGGCTACTGAATTCGCTGAGCAGCATCTCGCCGAGTGCAGCCTCGTAGAAGTACTCACGCAGAGCAGGGCCGTCCAGGGTGCGGGGGTCGAATTGCTTAGGCCGTGCCAGCTCTCCCGTTGCCTGACCCCACGGCATCGGGTCGGGAATGAAGCCCTGACCGTTGCTCCGCTGCCAGGCCTCGATGAACATGTCAACCTCATCGAGCGCCATACTGGGAACATCGGCCTTCCACGTTGGGAAGCGCCCCGCTGCCAGATTGGTCTCGATTGCAATGAGTGCATCCATTGCAGCCTTGAAGGACACGTGTCCATACTCCGCCTGGGTCGGTTGCGCATCGCGCTCCTTCGGACGCCAGAGCCAGCGGCGAATCCAGCCGTGAACGACATCACGATTGTCGAGGCGCAGTCCGTACCGAGTGAAGAGTCGATCCACACGCTCGTTGAACTCGGTGCGAGTCTCGTCAGTCCAGCCGCGCTCCTCGCCTTCCATGTCGAAGGTCGCGGAGAACGCCGCCACATTGTATGCACCGAGCTGCTGATGGAGAACCTCGGCAGGTGTCAGGAGCCCTGCCTTGGTCATCGGCGGGACGTACCGGTCATTGAGCCCCTGGAAGACTGCAGACAGTCCCTCAACAGTCGAGAGCTTGTTCGGCGACCCTGCCAGGTAGTCTTCGAACGACCACAGTCGAGGATCATGACCCGCATCCATGCCATACAGTGCAAGGATGGCCATGTTCCGAAGCGTCTGACTCGCGCGCTGCTTGCTCGACGTCTCGAACGCCTGACCGAAGATCGCACCGTTGTCGGATCCCGTAGAGTGCGCTTCCTTGAAGGAGAACAGCCCCTCGCGTTTCGGCTGGCCTGGCGTGTAGATCTCCATCATGAAGTCATCAGGTCGCAGGTAGTACCCTTCGGGGCCGTCCGGCGTCTCTCTGAAGGGCAGTCGTGCATTGAGCCGCTTGAAGAACCACTCATTGAGCGGCGACCCAATCGGTGCTTCGGCAAAGAGATTAGTGAAGAGCTCCGGCATCGAGACGATGGTGTTCGCAGCACGAACACCAGGTGTCGACATGATGCGATCCACTTCGGCACCTGGTGTACCCAGATAGATCAGAGCTGCAAGCGTCACTTGATACTCTGGCGTGACACTCACATTCGCCTGCGACTCCAGTTGCTCACGTGTCTGGTCTGGGAGCGCAGTGAGGAGTGCCTGGATGTTCGCGGGTACTTGAGTGTAGTTGCCTGCCAGTGCACTAATGTTCGCCTGTGCCGTGATCGGCGAGATAGTGGAGCTCCGCCACGCATTCCGGTACGAGTCGAGGATATCTACGACTCGCGAATTGATGTCCTGGAATGCTTCGGGGCGTCCGGTATCTCGCTGCGCAATTGCGCGATCCCACTCTTCCTGCGTCGTTCCGAGGAGAATCTTTGCGTAGGCTTCGACAGGCTCGAATCCGAGTTGCGTGATCGCGGTTGCAGCATTGTCGATCGCCTCGCCCTCCTTGCTGACATGATCCGCATACGAGATAATGTACGACAGCGGAATGTCTTCGGCGATCTGAAGGTCAGTAATGTCACTACCGGAATTCCGCAGATCATTGGCTGCGATCTTGATGCCGTCATCCGTGAAGATCATCTTGTCGGACAGAGCACTGAGCGGAACTCGCAACTGTGCGACCAGACCGGTAGACGCAATATCCCACGATGCGACGCGGCCCTCGTAGAATGTGGGTGCGTCATCGACCTTGTTCGAATAGATGGCAATGCCACCACGGTGACCGAGTGGTCCCGGCTCTGCCAGCTGAGTCGCGAGCATGTTGCCGTTGTCTTCGGTCTCAAAGGGTCGATACCCGTGACGAACGATGACCACCTGATTGTTGTTGTCGACCAAGAAGATGAAGTCACCGAACTTAAGAACGTCGGCAGTATCGTCCTCAGCAGTCGTCTTCGGGAGACCAGTGATCCGGCTCGTGTTGGCGACTGCGCGCTCCATGAAGGGCCGCAGTTCCTCCTTGACTCTATTGACGGAGCCGCCGCTCGACATGACAGTGAGCTTTGCCAAGTGTTCGAGCCAGGCTTCTGACGTTGCCGGATCTGCGAAGTTGTCCAGGTATGCATTAACAGCTGCGACACTCTTCGGAGTACCCGGTCGCTGGAATCCAGGGATGGCTGCCGAGTGGACGAGCGTCTTCCCGATCCAGACCTCGCGTCCGCGCAACCGCTCAGGCTGTCGAACAAAGGCAGCACTCTCACCTTCCAGTGTAACGTCTGCAAAGACACCGACCATTCGGCGAGTACTGCGTCGCGTGACAGACAGCAGTGCAGACTCTCGTGCGAGAGCGGTCTGATAGCTCGTCCGAGGATCGCGCAGCATCCACACACCGTGACGCAGAATGAAGCGGCCCGAGTCTTTGAGCTCGCGCTCGACGTCTACGATTCGAGCAGCGCTCGTTGCTGGACCATAGAGTCGGACACGGTATCCCTCATTCAACAGCGTCTCGACCATCGTGTACCGGAAGAGCGGCTGATCGGGATCGATCATGACCTCGTCACCCGGAATCGGGTTGGCACCAGACGCCTGGCCCAGCCGAGCAGCGTTCCAGTGCATGTCGTCCAGGCTCCGCATGTAGCCAGACTCGGGGCCGCGCTGCCCGCCGAGCTCCAGGATCCACGCGGTCCACGGGGCCGAGATGCTCAGGGCACGGCTACCCTCAACCAGATCCTGAGCAGCATCGAGCGCCTTCTGCAGGTGCGTTCGCGTCTCGCTGGTCAGGCCCGCTGCCTCGGGCTGATCCAGTGCCAGCGTTGAGAGTGACGGCGCTTGTGCGCTGTTGTACTCGGCATCCAGGACAGTTTGGTAGTTTCGAGTCACCTGCTCACGCAGCTGATCAGCGATTCTCGCACGGTTCTGGATACCGCCCTCGAGCTGCGTCTGAGACCAGCGATCCAGAATCGCGCTGTATCGCCGCAGTTCGCGGTTGCTCGCGAGTCGTTGCGGACGGCTCGTGCGTAGGAAGCTGCCCTTGGCAAACAGCGAGTTCCGAATAGCTTCCACCGGAGTCGGAATTTCAGCTTGGAACAGGCCTGGCATGTGCCGCCGCAGGAGCTCCTGATCCCACGTTCCAGTCCAGTTATCCCACGTCTGAATCCTGTTAGAGAACTGTGTCGAATCCATGTTGAACTCGATACCGGCCTCGCCCTGCTCACCGAGCAGCGTCGCCAGGAAGTCAAACGGAATCGTCAGAACCTGCGCATCACGAAGATTGCCCTCGTCAGGCAGCGTGCCGGGGTTCTGCTTCTGCCAATTGATAATCTCCTCAGCAGACCAGACATGAACATTGTCGTTCAGATCAACTGTCCGCACGACCGTTTGAATGAGGAACTGCTTCCGGATACGGTTTCGGTCCCGAGGACTGATCAGGGTTGCGTCCTGATTGGTCTGCATGATCTGCGCCGTCTTGTACTCGATCGTGGCAGCCATGTTGAGTGCGTTCTCTGTGACCTGCACGTCAGTTCGCGAAGGCAGCGTCGGGTTAATGAGGGCTGCCTTCTGCTTCTTGAGCGCGTCCAGAGCGCGACGAGATCCGAGTTGCGTCTGACCCGCATTCTGTTGGTCAGCCGCGATAATACCAATGCCCGGCTGTCCACCACCGACACCTGCAACACCATCGAAGTAGATGTTGTTCGCCCACTCGAGTCCGAGTGGCCTGTCGTCAGGGTGGAAGAACTCCACCGAGATGGTAAGGTCTGCCAGCTTCAGATCAGCGTAACCAGCAGCTTTCAGTGCCGTGGTCAATTGTCCGAGGCTCAGAACGCGATACCCTGAGTTCCGAGTCTCCGGCCACGCGTTCGCCAAGAACGTCGGCTTGACTGCAGTAGCAAACAGGTCGATCGGCGTACCTGCCGGATCGAGTACTTGTAGCGCCTTGACGAATCGGCCCTCGAGCGTTGCGAGCCGGTCAGTGATACCGCCGAAGTCCCGCTGTCGCTCACGATCCGCATCGGTCAGTGGGACCGGATTGGCCTTGGCGTCAGTACTGACGAGGTCGCCACTGTTGAACGTATACGTGCGCGTCGGCTGGCCGTCTGGTGACGCAAACGTGTAGCGAGTTGCGGTCGCGAGTGTGATGTTGTTCTCAGGATTCGACCCGTACATCGTAATCGCGAGCGGCGCAGACGACTGAAGCGCCCGGTTCTTACCGTTCAGAATCTGCTGAATGATCGTACTCGAGAACGGTCCGAGCGGGTACTCCTCATTCTTGAAGAGCTCACGCTCGATGGTCTCCACCAGGTTCTGAACGCCTGCACCAGGTGGGATCGAGTCATTGAGATCCGTAAAGAGCTCTGTCGCCGCGTCCCAAAGGTGGTAGTCATCGTTGGCAGGTGAGGCGAAGCTATAGAGGAACGACCAGTCACCGAGGAACATCTCGAAGTCCGGATCATCGATAGCCATCGTCGCACGCGCTTCAGGCGACTTGGTCGTCTGCCCCGTACCCGCGCCGAGCTTGTAGACGATCAGCGCGCGAGACAAGGCCTCCCAGTTCTTCTTGTCCTCTTCCTCGTTCTGGGATGTTGGATACGGATCGGTCGGTCCGAGTGCGGTTGCCAGGAAGCTCCGAGCACGATCTGCGTCGGGGCCTTGGACGAAGTTCCAGAAGTACCCACGCTGTTTTGCTTCATTCCAGATTCGAAGCTTGGCATCGTGTACCAGTGCAGGATCATCCGGAATTACGTACTGTGCGACGAGTACCTGACCGGCAGACTCGCCCATGAGCAGCTCACGGTATCGACGCTGCTCTTCTTCCTTCTGTACTCGCGCTGGACCAGAGAGTCCGATGAGCTGATCGAGGAACGTCGCATTGATAATGTTCCGAATCGTTCCAGCAACCGTCCGCTGCATTGGAGTCAGCGATTTGTCATCGGGGTCTGCGAGCGTCGGGCGAGGCTGCAGTCGCTTCAGGAGCGTGCGAACGTCGGCACGGCGACTGGCTGGCACCTGTGCAAGCGCTCGAAGGATTCGACCCGCAGACTCGATCGCGTCATCGACCCACTGTCGATAGTCTGCCTCGTTCAAGGGAGCCGTCGCGCCGCTCGTTCGTGCTGCGAAGATCTTCAGCGCCAGCATCAGTGCAGCGTCATCATCCGTCTTAGCATTGACCAGCGAAACGAACTTTGCCAGGTCAGAGAACGAGTTGCTTCCGAGAATGGCACGCAGGTCTGCCGGATCCGCGACAATGCTGTGCAGGCTCTGATCGGTCAGGCCCTGCAGCGCGGAGCGCCCCTCCTCAGTTGACGGATCGAAGGCAGTCGGTCCGAGTGCAGCCATGAGCATCGGACGCATTGCGCGATCCTTGTAGAGCTCAGTGACCAGATCGACCGTCAGTCCAGGCCACTCGACGGGCGTGCCGTCACGGAGCCAGAACTGCATGGGATCGAGCAGCCGGTCGGGTCGCGCGAAGGCATCCTTCTCACTGATGCTCGTCCAGGCGGCCATGAGCTGTGCGAGAGGCGTGCCCCACGAGGCCTGCTCCAGCATGACGGCCTGACCGATACCCTCGGTACCCTTTGCCGCGCCCGCCTTGTCCGCCTCGGAGCCGACAAACCCGATCGCCATGCTGAGCAGGGAGTTGATCATGGTACGCGGGCCTGCCCCAGTCGGCAACTTCCGTGCACGATCAATCGCTCGCTGAGTTAGCAGTCGTGCCTCGGCATCGCCATTCAGCAGCTTGGTCGCGAACTCTTCGCTCTTGGCTTCATTTGCCAGCGTCGCGTCGAGCAGCTCGGCGGAGCGCGCGATCTGTTCCCGCATTGCGCGAATGTTCTCGCGGAGTTCCGATTGCGATCCAGCCGGTCGCCAACCACCCTGAGAGAAGCTTGCATCGAATGCAACCTGATCCGTCAGGATCGCGAGCTGAGGTACATTGTCACCGTTCAAGTGACGGTTCACGAATGAGAGGAACTGGCGAATACTCGTACTCGTCGCCAGTTGATCACGGAAGCGGGCCTGACTCGCGCCCGTCGTGTCAGTCACACCGAGCAACTGATAGAGCGCGATCAGTCGGTTGTGTGAGACACCGTTGCCTTCACGGTTCGCTTCGAGATCCATCTGCGCCAGGAGCATACCGCGCCACAGCTTGAAGGCAGCGAGATCGCTGTTCTCCTCCACGAGGAACTCGTAGAACCACAGCGGCACGTGCAGTCGGCCAGTGTCCAGCCCAGTGAAGACACGCGAGCCGATCTCGGGCGGGATGACCAGTGCGATCTGTCGTGCGAGCGCGGGATCGAGATCGAGCAGCTCCTGTACCTGTGCAGGCGTCAGGTTCTGGTTACTCCCGCGACGCAACTCGGGACGGCGCTGTCCCATGACTTCGCTCGCTCGCAGCAGGAGTGCTCGAACCTCCCGCGCGCTCGCCTGCAGGTCGTCGATCGCCTGTGCATCGTTTCGACCCGCCTCAGTGTTCTTCGACGCGAGGCCGGTCTTCTCATCGAGTGTCACGAAGAGGTTCGCACGCGTCTCAATGACATCCATGAAGAAGCGGAAGGCAGTAACTTCGCCGACAGTGTCAAGGGAAGCAGGCAGTTCAGTACTGGCCGAGTCGCCGTATGCTGCTTCTCGCTTTGCACGATCGATCACCTGCTTGCGAGCGACGCGACCCTTGCGGACCTGACTCTGAATCGCACTGTCCAGTGTTTCGGCAGTCCAACCCATTCTACCAGCGAGCGTCTCGCCGACGAGGTCTTCCATGAGCATCGGTCCGAAGAGTTCCTTCGCGGCCTGCTTCATGTCGAGGTTCAGGAGACGTGCGTACGTCTTTCGAAGCTCGCCATCGTTCTCAGAGAGTACCTCGGCGTCACGACCACGGAAGATCGAGGTTGCGTGTCGCAGGACGAGCTGTGCGACACTCGTCATCGGCTCACTGTCGTAGAATACCAGTGCGTCGATGTTGTCGGTGACGTTCGGTACCTGGACACGGGCCAGGTCTGCCAGGCTCAGCTCCGGCTGTCCAGCAGCAGCACGCTCGGTATTCCACTTCGAGCGGATCCGCTGCAGGTTCTCCCGTGCCAGGTTGAGAACCTCCTCGCTCCGAGTCGCCAACTCCGCTTGCGTTCGCGTCGTACCTGTTGAGAGGACGCGGTACAGCTCCTGCATCCAGCGCGTCACATCATTCGTCGTCGCGGCATCCAGAGTCTGGCTCGTCAGTGCCGAATACGCGAACTTCTGCTTGACACGGAGGTCGTCGTTACCAGTCGTAGCGAGCTCTGCACTCTGGAAGAGCGTCGCTGCAGGTGCCGCTCGGAGCTGTGATGCAGGCGACGCCGGAATCTCAGTGACGGTAGTCGGGGTAGCCGTCGGCGGTGCAACCGCTCCGGCCTCGAGCGCGATCGCGTTTCCCGCTCGGAAGATCGCCCGAGTCCAGATCTCGTTCAGGCGGAATGGAATGCGCTGACCGGAGTTGAGAGCAGCCTGCTCGACAAGCTGGGTCGTCGCGAGCCACTTCCAGAAGTGCTGCTTTGCAGCCGGGTCGTGACCCTCCAGGAGCGGAACGAGCAAGTTGTCAATGACACCCTGTCGGAGTACTGCAACACTGGTCTCGTTTGCCTGAGCGAGCAGCCCGACGATTTCCGTGACGGCATCGTTGAGGATCCGCAAGATGCCATCGTACTGCTCGCCATCCTTCGGGTACTTGATGATGGTACGCGCGTGTGCCAACTCACCGGCATAGCTGTCGATGAGGATGCCTTCCTCGGACAGGATGTTCAGTCCGAGGCGAAGGCGTGCTCGGGCCTCACCGCTCTCGTCGTTCGTCATGAAGCTTCGGAGCGCCGCACCGTCGCCGTCGAAGTCAGCGCTCGGCCCCTTGAGGACAGCGTGATTGACGTACCAGCCACGGTTCGGCGACCCCGGCTCCTGGTGAGCGGTCAGCACCGCATCGATCATCGGACGCAGCAGCATCCACGAGCCGGGGCTGTCAGTGGGCGACCGGTTCAGGATGACCTCTACGGCCTCCCGCGCCTCCTCGTCCGACCACGTTCGAGGTTGCCCAGGAACGGCGTGGATGCCGTTACCGTTGAAGGCCTCCTCGAACAGGATGTTGACGGCCTCGATGCTGTTCGTGCCTGCCGGAATCTCGCGGTTGCCATCCAGCGGGATCGGGGCATCGATCGTGTCGGTCGTTGCCAACTGCGGATTGGCGAGGACGCGCTGCAGCAGGACGCGAGAGAACGCCAGCAGGCTGTTGAGGGCAGCGGCCGCGTTAGTGCGACCCGTCTCCTCCAGGACGCGAGCCTGCGTACCCAGTGCCTCGAGCGCGCCCTGGAGCTCCATCTGGACGACGTCTGAGGGAACCTCCGGGTTGCCGATCGGGTGCAGCTTCCACGTCCGCTCGCCTGCAGGCAGTCCATTGTTTCGAGCGGTCTCGAGCGCCTTCAGTGCATCATCGATCGCGACCTGGCGGAACGCGTACGAATTGAACTCGGTCTCAACCTGGTCGTCTGCCAGATCCTGGATTCGCTGTCGAGCAACCGCGAGCAGCGAGGCGTTGGTCGTCTTCTTGCGCTCCCGGTCAACTGGCGACATGGCACGCCACTCGGCCTCGGTGATCTGTGGCGTGAACAGCATTGCGTTGACCGCATTGACTTCATCCAGTCCTTGCATCACGGGGTCGCGCCCGACGCGGGCACCGGCAGCCATACCTGCACCGACCGCGAATCCTGCCAGGGCAGATCGAACCAGCTCATCGAAGCTCGGTTGATACCCCTCAGACCAGTTCTCCAGGATGCTCTGGACGACTTCCTCTGTGCCTTCCGCGAAGCCCGTGAGCAGCGCAGACCGTGCCGTCGAGAGCTCGCGCATCTGCAGGCTCGCCGCATACAGGTCTTCGGCACTGACCGCCTGGCCGCGCGTTCCCGACAGCAGGGCCTTGGCACGGGCACTCAGCCAGCCGACGGCCTCACTCGGTGCCAGCAGCGTCACGTTCGGAACGCGCGCGACCGAGACTGCCTTACCGTCAACCATGTTGAAGGTACGCCCACCGATCGTCTTCGTGACGTCGGTCTCGATGCCGAGGAGCTTCGCTGCCGTGATTGCATTCTTGTTACCACCATTGGCAGCGTCGACGATACGCTTCTCGAGCCCGAAGGCGGCATCGGTCGTACCACCAGCGCGCCGCCCAAGTCGGTCTGCCGTGCGCAGCACCTGCGTCGGCGTGAACGTCTGAACGATGTCGATGCCGGTTGCGCCGATCGCCGATGCCAGCCGCCCCACGTTCTCGACGGGGTCGTCTGCATCCATGATCGGATTGAATTCGCGCATCCGGTCATCCCACTGCAGCCCCGTCGCCAATTGAGTGACAGAGCCTGCAGCCTGTGCGCCCATCGTTGCTTGGTAGATGATGGCACCCGGCTTGCCAGCAAACTGTGCGAAGGCGTCAGCGAAGCCCAGTCCGAAGCGCAGTGCCTCCAGGCCGAAGTTGTCACGACCCCACTCCTCCTCGCGGGCACCGACCGAGTTCCCGACGTCCTGATTGGCAGCCTCGACGAGACCGACACCGACGTTGGTGAGCGGCTGTGCCAGGCTCCCGACCGCTGCCGCGTATCCTTGTACAGCAGTACCCGCGCTCAGGACAGGATTGTTGAGGTCATTGGCTCGGTTCAGCTTGACTTGAGCCTCAGCGAACTGGTCGATGAGCTCGTCCTGGTTCAGTAGGGCACCGCCCGCTCCGAGCAGGAAGCCGATGCCGCCACCGATCAGGGCACCAGGAGCAGCGCCCGCGCCAGCACCGAGTGCACCGATTGCTGCACCAGTACCCGCACCGGTCGCGGCACCGAGACCGCCACCACCGAGCGCGATCGCGATCGGAGCCGCTGCGCCCCAGTCCGCTTCGAGTTGTTCGCGCTCTTCAACGAACGCCTGCTGTTGCCGGTAAGCCTTTGCGCTCTCGGTCGTCTCATTCGCACGAGAGAGCAGCGCGTCTCGAATCTTCGCCTGGTCGCCATTGGCGTCTTGGAAGAGATGAAGCTGTTCCTTAGCGTCGAGCTGCAGCTGTGCCAGGATCGCGTTACCCTCAGCCTCGCCATAGTCGTAAACGTTCTCGATACGCTTGCCGTCTTCCCAGACGTCACCGAACTTGAGCTTACGCTTGGTCCCGTCTTCGAGCGTGACTTCGTCGTCGTAAGTGACCACACCGGTGAAGTCACTTCGCTCGAACGGATTCATGCCCGCGCGATCGGCCTCGTCGCGCTGCTCGAACATCCGCTTGTAGAACGGTGTATCCCAGCCGTTCCGAATGCTGCCTTGCTGACCGCCCGTGACAGACCGGTCGGGGCCTGGCTGATCTGCCCACTTGACGTCGGCTGCGCCACTCGGCGCTGCAACCCAGGAGGGTTTCTGAGGGCCACTCCCAGGTTCGGGAGTGGCCCACGAAGGCGAGTCAACCAAGGCTCGGCCCCTTCTCGTACTGTGTGCTTACTCGTGATCGA